GCCTTGAGCGCTTTCATCGTGCGAGCCAGTTCGATAAGCGTTTGATCGATTGTATGGTCCTGGATCATGGCGCAGATACTCCCCGCAGTTTATTGGCGATCACATTCAACGTCGTTGCAAACCGCTACCCTCGTACGTCCTCGTCACACATTTCAGCGCCTTGAACACACGATGCTGCGATATCGGCAAGTAACGCCTCGACGTCACTCAGTCGCACCAGTGGCTCTTGCTTAACGTCGATCCACCCGTGACCGAATGGCGCCGGTTGGTGCGCCCACAACAGCGCCACCTGACCCGGATTGCGACACGTGTACACGTATGCCAGGGGTTTCATCGCGTCACCGCCTTGGCGGACTTTGCCGCCATTGGAGTGTTCTGTTTCGTGAGGTATTGCCACGCACGCCATGCACCTTGCGTCGATTCATCCCAATAGTCACCCCATTTTCCGTCAAGTGACAGGTGTCGATTTGTTCGCAGAATTGGGCGAGTGCGACGGCAGAACTCTTCGAAATCCTTACGCATGCTCATCACGTCACACCCCCATCAGCAGTAAAACGAAGCCAACCCACCCGACGAGCGCAACGGTGCGCATCACGTTCAGTCGACTTTGGAGAATGTCCACAGTGGCTTGCGCCGCCCGTGCCCGGTTGTACCACAACGCTGCGAGCTGTTTCATACGTCACCGTCCCGTGCCTTGATCATTGCGTCAGCGATTAAGTATGACGCCAATGCATCGGATTCGGATGTATTGAATATTTCGATTGCACCTGATTGCATTGCTTTCGCTGCAAAGTAATCGCGCAGTGTCATACCACCCACCGAACGAATGTTGATATCTGTCGTATATTGTCGATCTGTCTTGATCGATGGGAAAGCCTGCCCGCCATCATTTTTATCACTCATCAGTCCCGCTCCCACGTGTGTTAATTGATGTCGTGACCAGTATTAGCCATCCTGACGAGTCCGTCAATACCCAGCGAATAAAAAGCCCCGGTGAAGGGGCTAGACGGCCTGTTGACTCAATGCCGCAATCGCCACGGGGTCACCCTGCGCCGCCTCGTAATGACGTACCACCTCAGCACCCCCGACCAGATTGGCGTGGATGTGACCCTGGCGGATGTACAAGCGCGGCTTACCGTTATCCATGAGGATGTGGTTATTGACGCGACCATCTTTCAACGCCGGGTGCCAGTCGTAGCCCAGCGAGCGCATCAGGTCACGGCGCTTACGTGGGGCGATTGCCCGACCCATGCGCAGCCGTTCGATCATCGCGTCGAGTGCCATACTCGACACCCAACCGCCCGCGAAACCCTGGCGACCTTCTTCGATGGCTTCCATGACTTCTTGCTCGACCGCGCCCAAGCTCGCCTCGACCGCTTCACTCGTGGTGCTGGTGAACGGCGCACGCTGACACCCGAGCGTCGGATTGAACTCCACAGGGATCGCGTAGGTGCTGAGGAAATGCGCCACGTGGGCATAACCGTCGGCGCGCAACCAATCGTACAGGTCCGGAAAATAGTTACCGTTCATTCCGTCACGGGCGATGTCTTCAGCCTGTTGCTGCGCGGTGAAGAACACACAGAACCGTCGGTCGTTGAGCGTCTTTTTGATGGCATTGCGATGGTTGCTGTTAAATATGAAGTTTGCACAGTTCGCCATCATCACCTGATCTTGCTGCATGGCACGCTTCGCCAGCCGGTCACCGGTGATCATGGGTTTCAGGATTTCGAGTACCTCGGCCTTACTGTCCGGTACGTGGATATCCTCGACACCCACAAAGATCGACCCGAACAGCCACGAGTTAAATTTCTCGCTAATCTCGCTGGCAGGCGGTAGGTGGGTGTAACGCTGGCCGACGGCGTACGCCACGCAGCGGGTGATCAATGTCTTGCCGTTACCCTCACAACCCTGAAACAGTGGCGCCCATTGGAACTTATGGCCCGGGTATTGCACGATAGCGGCGGCGTAACTGAGTGCGATCTGTCGATCACGTTCGTTCGGCAGGATCTTGGACAGGTGCGTCATGAATCGTGCCACATCACCCGGAATCTTGCGCACGTTCACCGGCACGTAGGTGTTCACCATGCGTCGACCTTCGTCCTCGATGATCGCCCCGGGTGGGTGACGTGGATCAAATACGGACCCATCGACCTTGGGGAACATCACCCCTTGATTCTCGGTGAACGCCTCGAATGCCTTCTTGGTCGTTTTCTCACCCGTGTCGTCCAGGCTGAACGTGTAACCGCCGAACATCGAGTTGAATTGTTCCGCCTTAAGCATCGTTCCGTTCGGCGTGAATATCCGATGGGCATCGGCCACGTACACGCAACCACGGAAGTGATCCACCACCTGGGTGATCGGCAGGAACTGGAACCCGGCGCGGATGATCGGATCGGCGGCACTCACCACTGACTCGATGGGCGTCATCTCGATAGGTTTACCGACGCTATACCACGACGTTTGACGCCCCACAGCACGTGGGATCGTGCGACGTACCAGATACTCGGGGCGCTTATCCCACTTCGCACGCTTGAGCCCCGACATATGCATCAGGCGCAGAATACGGTCACAGTTGTTGCCGGTATAGAACGCAAGGTGCTGCGCCAGGGCAAGGTCAGCCGCCGATGCGTCGTATTGATCGCCACCCTGGTCGGGCGGGAAAAACTCGAGCAATTTATCGGCGTCGGCGTTCCACAGGTCTTTGAATGATGCACGGTGACCGAACGTACTCGCCACCGACTCAGCTTTCAGCGCCTTTTCGATCAGTCGGGCGTCATCCTCAATCGGATAACTCCCCTCACAGTGTGTGGAAGTCCACGCAGCACCGGTGATCAGTTCCGATGGATCCAGCTTCAACCATTTCTCGACGATGTGATCGAGTGCCGGTTGATGAGTCGCCGAACCTGCATCGCCGGTCGCGCTCGTACCCGTCAGGGCGATAAACCGTTCAGTGCGATACAGGTCGAAGAGGTTGTCTTTCGAACCGGTAACTGGATCTTTCGCCTTGCACGCATGATCATCAATCGCGGTACGCGGCGCACCGGTGCCGATAATGTGGAGTCCCGATCCAGACTGTGAGACCTCGACCGCTGCACCTGCGAACAACTGACACAGGTCGACTGCAATAGGTGACCACGCGCCAGCCTGTAAACAGTTGTCGATGTCAATGAAGAAGAACGGATCGTCGTCGGTCAGCACGAAACCCACACCCCAGCCAGCGCCGAGACGGGCGGCAGCCTCGCAAGCGACGTCAGCAGTTACCCAGTGTTGCGAGTCATGAGCGTTGACGACTTTACCCGACGTGTTGCACGGCTGTTTGAGGGTCTTCGCGCCGTTCGGAATCAGGTGATACAGAATAAATTGGGCGTAAGGGGCTAGAGCCCCCAGCGCGGGAGGTAATGCTTGCATAATTGTCTGCCCTGTTGAGTGTGACGTGCGTACTTACAACAACGTCTGAAGCGCCTTGATCCGTAGCGCTTTAGGAGCTTTCATCGCAACCGAATCACCTTCGGCCATCCCCGCCGCCAGGATATCAAGCTGCTCCGAATCGATGGCGCGACGCATGATCTCGGCCTTGAGATTTTCCATCGTCGAGTAATGAAGGTTCACAGTACCACCGGCAACACCGGCACGCTCGGCAATCATGTCACGGCGAATACCGCGATAACCACACTCGACGGCCAGGGCGAACGCTGCGTCGAGGATCTTGTCTTTCAAATGACTCATAGGTGTCCCACTCTTAAAATATTGGCATCGACTGGTAGTGTGTCACCCGCTGACAGGCGCGTCAATCGAATGACCCGGGCCCAGTGCAGAATTTCCAGTCCGCCCCGAAGCGCGTGAGCAACTGACCACACGCGAGTTGCGCAACTTCCCGGTCCGTACCGGCGTAAGTCCACCCTGGCTTTTTAATCTCACGCCCAACGAACTGACCAATGACCAGCCCCACGTGGGCTTGAGTGATCAGCACCGGTTTGATCCCCACGAGGTCGGGCGACTTCAACTTCTTGTTCATCTGCGCCGAATCGTTGATCAACCCATAGCGGATGACACGTCCCGTCTCATCTTTGCAGGCGCCCACGTTGTTCCTGAAGAGACGCATACCGAGTTGACTGGCTTCCATCCGCACCGCCGCCTGCACCGCAGCCTCACTCCCAGGCTTGGCGGTCGTCGCTTCCGGATCAGTCCCAATACCCCACATGTCGTACAGCTCGGCGAGCGCTGCGTGTGATACGCCGTGTTTCACTGCCCAGGCTACGAGGTTCATTGTGCAGTCACCCTCATGACCGGACATGGGAGACCCGATAATCCGTAGTGATACCCGCCACATGCGAGACATTTAGTGTCGGGAGCGGTCAACGGTGATCGTGCCGCTACACCCGCCTGATAGCCATCCCATGCACCACCGGCGTACGGGCTTGCATAATACTCAGGATGTTTCGAGTCCCGGGTGAAGTCCATACCCCTGAATCGAGGGTGATTCTCAAACTCGTCGCGCAGACTCATCGTCTGATACTCCCGTTAATTCGTTCAATTAGTGCCGTCATCTCAGCGGCTTTCCACGTTTGCGCGGTCCAGAGGTCAACCCCGAACACGCTGAAGAACTTGCGCATAATTTCCCGGTCGCTGAGCCCCGCTGCGCGCTCGTAACCCGCCCACACCGCCTCAGCCTCACGCAACTGCGCCACGACTTCCTGAGTCGCCACGAGACGTTTCACGTTACCCATCACGCCGAGTTGAGGGCATCCCTGGGCGACGAGCTGGTTGCGGTAATCCTCGGGTGCCATATCCACACGGGCAATCGCTGCACGCATCGTCGCGAGTGTGGCCGCGTCCAGTTCATACAGGTCGCCATCGACCCACTCGACAGACGAGCGTTGCGCGGGTGCCGGGATCGGCTCGCCGCAGTACGGGCACGCATCAAGGAAGCGCGGGAACGTACCGGTACAGGTGTTACAGGTGCGAGTGTCGTTAACCTCACTCTTACCCGCGCTGCGACGCTCCCGACGGTCAAGCGTCCACTCACGGTGACAGATTTCCACACGGGACTGATCCGGGTAGTGCACCACCGTCGCGTGCCGGGCGATGTTCCCCACGTGGTCGACGTAGATCCCGAATTCCTTACCGTCCATCAAGCGCAGCATCCGACCGGCACGCTGAACGAAACGTCCGAACGATTCAGTAGCTGCCACGTCCTGCACTGCCTGAATGGCTGGACAATCGTAGCCCTCATCGAAAAGCTGCACGTTAATGAGAACTAATATCTTTCCGGCTTTGAAATCCCTCGTCGCATGGCTGCGCTCGATGTCATCCATCTCACCGTGTACGCACTTCGCCGTGATGCCCGCTGCGATGTATTCAGCCTCAAGCTGGTACGCCGTGGCAACGTCAGGCGCGAATACGATGGTGCGCAACCCTGGTATGAGTTTCTGATACGTCCGGACGACATCACCCACCACCTGACCTTTTTCAGCGTGCGCAACGAGTGACGAGGTGCTGACAGCCTTACTCGATTCGTGTGCTGAAATTTCACCCGTGGTCTTACTGATCGACTTCGTGAGACTGGATCGGTCAAAGTCAGACTTGGGCGCGAACAGCTTGTACTGGGTGAGGAACCCCATATTTATCAGCTCGCGCATCGACGGGCCAATCACCATCGTGTCCATCACGCCGTCGGCATGACGTCCCAGGCCATTACCGTCAGCACGCGATGGGGTGGCAGTCACGCCGAGACCACGGGCGTTCGGGAACATCGACGTACCCTTACCCCACTTGTTGTCCTTGAGTACGTGGTGTGCCTCGTCCATCACCCACAGCTTGACGGTCGGTAACCACGATGCGAGCTGTTCACCACGACGCACGAGCGTATCGATCCCGGCGACTGCGCATTTGCTCGATGGGTCGTAATAACTGGCGCCGACCTCTTCCATGTGCAGCCGTACGATCATCTTGACGACTGACTGCGGTCCGATGATCCGGTGGCGCACACGGTTGCGGGCAAGCGCCAAACTGATCTGGCTGACCAGTTCCTGACGGTGAGCGACGGCACACGATGCATGGGTTTCGTCGGCCATGATCGTCGAGAACAGAGCAGTCTTTCCTCCCCCGGTTGGTAGCACGGCGAGAACGTTTTGTGCACCCATCGCCCACGCTGATTCCACATCGTCGCGTAGTTTCTGCTGATACGGGCGCAACGTGATCCGTGCAACCGCGTCAGCGAGTAACGTTCGGTGTAAGGCGACGGTCATGCGGACCCCCACGATGCGTATGCGCTCGGTGGGCGATAATAAGAAGGGCGCCCGAACCATGTACCGGGTAGCGCACCACCGGCGACGAATACTGCACCGATTACAATGATAATGATGGTGATTGGTTTCATTGGTCCACCACTGTGTAATGTCCCAACTCGACGACGTGCGCGGCTGCCTCGGTGCGGCATTCGGATAATGATTTAACAGCCTCGAAATCCTTGTGCATGTACGCCCGATTTATTGCCGCCCCATACGTGAGAAGCATCTCCGCCGCTCGACCGTCGACCCGGCACTTTTTCAACACGCCATTAATTTCAAGCCAGACGATAGCGCTCATAGTTTCACCGCATCGACGGTAATGGTTACGGACTCGCCATCGTCACCGGCGACACGTGGCGTCCCGAAGCTGTACGCGCCGGACAGTTCACTGATCAGACGTTCAATGACCGTCGTCCAGGGTGTGGCGCGGGGGAGGGTGTAAACGATTGTCATGATATTCATTTGTAGGACACTCCGGCGTCGGTGAGTGATGCACATACTGCGTCGCGGCCCACGTCAATCGGTTCGTCATCCCACATGCTGCCGCCTTTCGGCAATTCAACTACCAGTGCGGCGCGGGATGCCTGCCAGCCTTTCCAGTAACCGTTGAGATACCCGCGATCTGCACCGTATTCATCACCTTCGCGCATCGATACCATTTGTTCCGGTGACGGCTTACGTCCGCAAGCCCGCTCGAATTCCTCGGCGTAATGCAATTCAAACTCTTCACGCATTCCCATTTTTATTCCCCTGATGTGTTGACGACGTCGTCATAGTCGCATAGGATTGCCCCACATTCAATCAACGCAGAGAAATAAAACATGCAGATCTCAGTAGATTGCAACACCCAGGGCGTAGAGCTGTACCACCTCAGCATTCTGTTTCAATCGCTGGCCGGTGCACGCGGTTTCGATGTTCCGAAGCCAAGCAACAAGCTGCAAGACATCACCGTAAAGCTGGACATCGATACGACCGATGCAACGGCTGCACTCGACAAACTTGCCGCTCACGCAGCATCGAAAGGTGTGGACGTAACCGACATCCCGCCAGCTACGGTATCGGTGGCCGAGCTGGGAAACGTTCAATCGTCACCGGACCAGACGACTGGCACTGTATCGGATGTACCACCACCAGTCACCGCCACGGGTGAATTCCTCGATCCGATCGCATCGCTTCCTGAGCGTGTCACCAACGACAACCTCGACTCGGTGGGCCTCCCATGGGACGCCCGTATCCACGCTGGCAGCCGTGAACGCAACACCGACGGGTCGTGGCGTGTACGTCGTCGCCCTAAAGGCGTCGAGGAAGCTGAATGGGAAGCCACGCTGGCCCGTGTGACCGCCGAACTGCGCGACCTGATGGAAATCCCCGTATCGACTGGCGCCGTAGCAGACGCAGCGGCTGAAGAAGCGCTGACGAATGAGAACGCCATTTACCCGTCGCTGTGCAGCGTATGCAACGAAGTGCAGCACGAAACCCCGTCAGGCGTGACTTGCCCGAACGGTCATGGTGGTGCGGATGGTGTTGAAGACCCTGAACACGCCGCCATGATTGATGCACTGTGCGCTGCTGAACCCGTAACAATTGCACCACCTGTCGCCGTCGCGCCTCCGGTAGTCGTGGCACCACCTGTAGTCGTTCCACCAGTGACCGCCGTAGCACCGCCAATCGCTATCGCGTCGTCAACCATCGAAACATTTGCCCAGGTGATGACGTTTTTAACTGCCCGCACCCCGAAAGACGAAGCGGCGAAACCAGCGATGGTCGCTCGTGTTAACGAGATCCTGGCGGCGAACGGTCTGACCGTATTGACTCAATTGGGTCAGCGTCCTGAGCTGATTCCACAGGTTATGACTCAGTTCACCGAAGCGTTTGGGGAGTAAGGGTTATGAGTGTACGTAAGGATTTCGAGGAGTTTTGTCGGAGAACTCGACCACCGCTGAATACTTCGCGGGGAATCACGATCAATGGTCTCGCCGGATATGCAGATGGGTCGACGGATGCGGCGTGGAAAGCATGGCAGTATCTGACTAAGCAAAATAACCCATCGTCAAAACGGGCGACGGCGGTGCAACCATGATCCTTCCACTCGTACACGATAGTAATGACTGGATGCGTTGCCTCGGCAGCGCGCAAGCCCGAGCCGCGTACCCGGGTGTACCGTCGGAACCCTCCGAGTCGAAGCTTGAAGGTCGCGCATGTCACGAAGCCAGTCAGATCATGCTCGAACGCTGGCGCAAGGGTGGTGTGCTGGACTTCTCCGGCATCGTCGGAAGCCTGAGCAAAGACGGCATTGTGATCACGCAGGAACTGTTCGACGCCGCGTTCGAATACGTCAACGACGTAGCGAAGTATTGCGACTTCAACTTCCTGACCAAAGAGGTAAAGATCGAACAACGTGTCGATCTCAGCCGCTGGTTACCTGAGTGGTACTGTATCCCCGACGCATCGGTGTATGACGTGTCGAGTAACGTGCTGACTGTGTGGGAGGGTAAATTCGGCCACGGTATCGTTGACGTCTTTGAAAACTGGCAACTGCTGATCGGCGCGTTCGGGATCATCCAGGCGCTCGATATTACCGAACCGGTACGTCAGGCGGTGAAACTGGATCTGCGCGTCGTACAACCGCGTGGGTTCACCAGCGATGGCCCGATTCGTAAGTGGTTCGTCACCGCCGATGCAGTCGGTAAATACTGGAACGATTTACACCGTGCGTTACCTATCGTCACGGGTGAAGCACCGCCGACGAAGTTCGGGACGCAATGTAAAGACTGTTCCGCTCGGGCCAACTGCGACACGTTGTTACGCGTCAGTTACGAGGGTATCGACTTCGCCGGTAAGCTCAAAACTCACACTCTCACGGGTCACAACCTCGGTGTGGATTTGAAGCTGTTGCGACGTGCTCAGAAGGCTATCGAGTATCGTCTCAGCGGCCTGGAAGAACAGGCGATTCACGAGCTGAGTAATGGCGGTCTCGTGTCATATTTCAGCACCGAACGCGGTAAGGGTCGTGAGCGCTGGAAGAAAGATGTGCCACACGCTGAGGTCATCATGATGGGCGACCTGCTCGGCGTGGATATTCGTAAACCTATTGAACTCGACACACCTTCACAAGTTCGTAAAAAAGGTATTGACGAATCCGTCATAGCTGCATACAGTGAGACACCAATGACCGCACTGAAGCTGGTCGAGGTCGACGGCGCCAAGATCCGTCAGATATTCAACACACAAGGGCAATAAAACATGACTGTTAAATACGCACCGTTCAAAGCACGTCTGGTTATGGGTTCCCCGTTCGAACTGAAAGTGACCGACCATGAGGGTAAACCTCAGCCGGACGAGAACAAGCATCACTGGTTCATGGCTTTTGCCGTGCCGAAGGGTGCAGCCTGGGACGCGATCTGGGCAACCATGTACAACGAGGCAGCGGGCGATTCGAAGTGCACCGCCGCGCTCTGTGGTCAGGCTGGTTTCAACTGGAAAATCGAAGACTGCGACGCCCCGGAAGACCCAACCAAACTCGGCACCGAATCGCGTCCAGCCGGTCACTGGTTGATCAAGTTCACTCGATACAAGGCGATGGGTCCGGTAACGCTGATCGACGGCAACAAACAGCCGATCATCAACAAATCCGCCGTTAAAAAAGGCGACTGGTTCTGGGTCGTGGCTTCGACCAAGTTCAACGGCGCAGCAACCGTGAAGACCAACGCCGGTATGTATCAGAACGTTGAAGGTCTGATGTTCGCTGAAGCTGGTATCGAGATCGTCAGCGAGGGTGCATTCAACGCCGACACCGAGTTCGCCGGTATCCAGGGTGGTGTGGTCGTAAACGGTGGCGCGAGTCAGGAAGGTGCACCGGTCGCAACCAAGCCGCCAGTAACTACCCCGCCACCGCCTGTTGTACCGGTCACCACTGCTGTAACCCCACCGCCACCTGCTCACGATCTGGTCACCCCGCCGCCAGTCGTTGCGGCTCCGGTAGTACAGAAGTTCGAGTACAACGGTAACACCCTGACTAAAGCCGAGTGGTTGGCGATGCCGGGTTGGACCGAAGCGATGGTCGATCAACACTGCAAACTCGTCGCTTAACCATCACACTGGCCCGGCGAACCGGGCCTTTCAACTACGGTCAGGGAGATGCGATCATGGTCAGACGATACGAAATTATTGAAGAGTCGAAAATCGAACCAATGGCGAAACGCGGCGTAATCGTGTATGGGTTTGCCAAGTGTGATTACGGACTGGCGAGTGATGACAGTCGTCACACCGGGGTCGAACACATTAGCGTAACGTTCAATTCCACCGGTGATTACCCATCGTTCACGCATCCTCGACATGCATTGCGTGCGCTGGACTGACAAACCCCATCACCCAGCCCGGCATAGACCGGGCTTTTTCACACAGGGAGAATGATATGCGACTGCTTTCCCGCTGCGAACCCATCAATGGTTGCGGCAAGACATACCCGTCGGATCTGGAGAAATGCCCCCACTGTGGGACGCCTGAAGCGTTCAGCGTTGCCGCGCCGCTAGACCCACGGGATTGGGGCTGGGACTTGGAAACGTATCCCAACGTGATCACAGCGTCGTTTATCCACGCCGCGACCGGTCTGGAGATCGTTTTCGAGGTGTCGGACCGTCGCAACCAAGTCGCTGAGTTGATCGAGTTCGTATTGGGCCTGGGTCGCAGCAAGGCGCGTGGTATCGGCTATAACAATCTGGGGTTCGACTATCCGATCATCCATTGGCTTGTTGCAAACCCCAACGCCACCGCGAACCATATATACGAACACGCCATGAAAATCTTGAAGGCGAGCGACGCTGATCGGTTCGGTATGACGATCTGGGAGAGCGATCACGTATTCGAACAGCTCGACCCGATGAAAATCTGTCACTTCGACAATAACAACAAGCGTACCAGCCTCAAGGCGCTTGAGATCGTCATGCGTTCGCGCAACGTGATCGACCTTCCGTTCCCTGTCGGCATTCCACTACGTGACGACCAGATCGACGAGCTTATCGCGTACAACAAACACGACGTGCGCGAAACCCTGAAGTTCTACGTCCGGATTCTCCCCGAGGTTCATCTGCGTGAGGCACTGTCCGAGCGCTACGAAACTCGCATGATGAACATGAGTAACACCAAAATCGGTGCGACCATTCTCATCAAGGAAATGGAAGCGTCGGGCATCAAGTGTTTCGACCGTGGTCCAGGCGGTAAACATCCACGTCAGACGTACCGCGAAAGCATCAACCTCGCCGACGTGATATTCCCATACGTGAAGTTTGAGCGCCCCGAGTTCAATCAGGTCGTTGAACAGTTCAAATCGAAAACCCTGCGTCGTACCGATATGGGTGAAGAGATCAAGACGAAAGGTGTGTTTGCGAATATCATCGCGACCATCGACGGGTTCGATTATGAGTTCGGCCTGGGTGGAATCCACGGGTCGATTTTGTCGCAGATCGTGAGGTCTGATGACGAGTACATGATTATCGATGCTGACGTGACGTCGTTCTATCCAAAAATGGCAATCGTCAATCGTCTGTATCCTGCGCACTTGGGCGAGGCGTATTGCGACAGCTACAACGGTGTGTTCCTACAACGGGCAACTTTCCCGAAGGGTACGCCCGAGAACGCCGCACTCAAGGAATCGCTCAACGCGTCCTACGGCAACTCAAACAACAAGTTCAGTCCGCTGTTCGACCCGTACTACACGATGGCGACCACCATCAATGGTCAACTGTCCCTGTGCATGCTCGCCGAACAGCTCGTCAAAATACCGAACATGACTATGATTCAGTGCAACACCGACGGTCTCACCGTTCGTATCCCAAGGTCATACGAGGCGCATTTCTACAGTGTGTGCAAGTGGTGGGAGGGTATGACACAGCTCAACCTTGAATACGCGCTGTATTCGAGAATGATTATCAGAGACGTCAATTCGTATATCGCTGAATATGAGGGCGGTAAGCTCAAGCGTAAAGGCGCCTACGAGTACAACACCCTGTGGCATCAAGACCCGTCGGCACAAGTGGTCGCCCGGGCGGCTGAGGCGGCGTTGGTGCGCGGCGAATCGATACGTGAGTTCATCACCAACCACCGCGACCCGTTCGATTTCATGTGCCGTGCTAAAGTGCCGCGTAAGTCCACGCTGCACTTGCGGTTCCCCGACTGGGGTATCGATCAACAGTTGCAGGGAACGACCCGTTACTTTGTCAGCCGCAACGGTGGAACACTCGTGAAGGTGTCACCGCCGACGGGCGAGCCTGGGACATGGAAGCGTAAGGCGAAAATCAGCGACTCGAATTTCAACGCCGTGATGCGCGAGATTGCCGGACAGTCGGGGCAACTCGACAGCGCTGGCGTGCCGTGGGACGCTCGAATCCACACAGGCAACCGTAGTAAGCATGACACGCGTGAGACGGGTATATGCAGCGGCTGGCGCGTGTCAGAGTGTGCCGACGCGAGTCACTTCGACTGGAACGACATCGATTACCGTTGGTACATCCAAGAAGCTGAAAAGCTAGTCAACCCGTTGTTGACGGGCTCGTCACGCTAAGCGATACTACGCGCACACAGACAAGGGAGTAACACCGTGCAAGATTTTGAATACCTCGCAGATATGCCACTCGATGAACGTGTTGCCGAAATCAACCGTCTACGCTCGCTGATCCACCAATACAGTCCGTTCAAGGCTGAACCTATTGACTTCGTTCGATGGGTGCCGACTGACAGCGTTTATGCGAACGATTATAACCCAAACAGTGTCGCACCACCTGAAATGGCACTGCTCGAGCATTCCATCGACCATGACGGGTTCACTCAACCTGTGGTCGGCTGGCTCGGTGAGGATGATATGTATGAAGTAGTTGACGGGTTCCACCGTACGACCGTGGCGAAGCGTTCCACCAGTGTGATGCTGCGCCTCCAAGGTTTTATGCCCATTGTGGCTATCCAGGCGAAGAACACGGAACGTAACGACCGTGTGGCGTCCACCATCCGCCACAACCGGGCTCGCGGTAAGCACAACGTCGAGTCGATGTCAGACATCGTGATCGAATTGAAAAAACGTAACTGGTCTGACGAGCGCGTGGCTAAAGAGCTGGGTATGGACCCCGACGAGGTGTTGCGTCTGTGTCAGGTGTCGGGATTGGTGGAAGTGTTCGCCGACGAAGAATTCTCAACTGCCTGGGATGCTGCAATATTTACTGACGAGGAAATCGATCAGATCGAAGAGGCGGATCTGTAATGGAACGAATCTATCACACGTGGGAAAAGTGGGAGTGTTACCCCGCTGGGTTCTATGAAAATAAAGGTCCGGACTGGTTCGGCGGTGATGACGGTTGTCAGGAAATGTATCGGGCGTTACTCATCGACACCGTTTTATTCCGTGACATCCTCAGTAAGATCATCCGCGAGTGGAAATACTCGTGTGAGCATTACCTGACGAACCCGAACATGAATCGTATCGCGTGGCTCGGTCAAGCGGCGGCGGCGTACGCATTTCGCATCCCGTCACGCTACCGGGGCGGTTACAACCTGCTAACCGATGAGCAACAGCAGGTCGCCGATCAGATCGCCCTGGAAGCGCTCAACGCGTGGTTAGTGGCTAATGGTGGTGAACCCCTGGCACCCGACGAAGCTACATCACGCACCGAAATGAATCTGTACTGAGGTCACAATGGAACTTAAAAAATATCTGAACATCAACGTCCTCGCCGCCGCACGTGAGCGGATCGCATACACATTCGATCATTTTGAGAACATTTTCATCAGTTTCAGTGGTGGTAAAGACTCGTCGGTCATGTTCCATCTGGTGATGGATGAGGCAATCAAACGTAACCGAGTGGTCGGCGTGATGCTGATCGACTTCGAGGCGCAATACAAACGCACGTCTGAGCATGCCGACGAGATGTTCGAGCGCTATGCCGACAACATCGATCTTCACTGGATCTGTCTACCCATCAAGTTGCGCAACGCATCGAGTAACTTCGAACCCGTGTGGACTTGCTGGGATCCTGAGCGTAAGGTTGACTGGGTACGTCCAATGCCGACACGTGCTGGGGTGATCAGCGATCCGGCACAACTCCCCTGGTTCCAGCCGAACATGGAGTTTGAGGAATTTATAGTCCTGTTCGCAGAGTGGTACGGCGGTGATAAACCCACAGCGGCGTTCGTCGGTATTCGTTGCGACGAGAGTCTGAACCGTTTCCGTACCATTGCGATTTTCAACAAAGGTACGCACGGTGGTAACCGCTGGACAACGGAAGTGATGAAAGATGTGTACAACGTCTACCCAATCTACGATTGGCGCACCCAGGATATCTGGATCTACCACGCCAAGAATCCAGATCGTGAACACAACGTTATTTATGACCTGATGCACCAAGCGGGCGTCAAACCATCACAGCAGCGATTGTGCCAACCATACGGCGACGATCAGCGACGCGGCCTGTGGCTTTACCATATCCTCGAGCCCGAGACGTGGTATCGCGTCGTGGCACGTGTGAACGGCGCAAACAGTGCGGCACTATACGTGCAAGAGACGGGTAACATTATGGGTTATAACAAGATCACATTGCCCGAGGGTCACACTTATAAGTCTTTCTGTAATCTGTTACTCGCGACCATGCCCAAGGTTACCCGGGAACATTTCATTCCGCGCTTCAAGGTATTCCTACGTGGTTGGAAGGGTCGCGGTTACACCGATGGTATCCCGGACTTCGCGCCGAAGGTATTGGAGGACAAGCAATGGGCACCATCATGGCGTCGAATGTGTAAAGTGCTATTGCGCAATGACTGGTGGTGCAAGGGGCTCGGCATGACGCAACCGAAGTCTGAAGCGTACGGTCGGTATCTGGTCATGCGCAAAGAGAAGAAGGGTCGGTAAGGTTAACCCACGCTGCGCAACGTAGCCTCGGCACTGTTCGAGGCTTTTTCACGTCTGAGCTGCTCACGTAATATTTCCTCACGCAATGCTGACTCCCGCGCCTCCTGGCGCATTTTGCGTACGTGCATCACGATAAGGGTGATCGACAGGATGATACCGACAACAGTGGCAAGTTTACCTATCTCACTCGGGATCAGATTCAACCACGTCGACAGGCCGGTGACTGTTGTTCCGCTGGCTACCACGATGCTGGCTGGCTGAGAGTCGAGAATGTTCATACTTGCGAATCGCTCTGATGACTAATACGAAGGCTTGCACCAGCATCGCGCACATGCCCAGGATATAACCTGTCAGCTCCACGAATTCCCACATTTGAGCCTTCCTGATCCGCAAGTGCGATGACTACCCCAGCGTATAGGGCGATGAACAGCGCGTCGTAAATTGTCGAGGGTTGATACATCTCGTACATCGCCAACCCGACGACATTTAGAGACATGGATACTGCGCTGAGGATCATCAGTCGTACTGCCAGTCTGTCGATAACGACGAGGGATGATAGCAGTATGATAGCAAGCGAATCAGTTAAAGCGGCATTAATATAGTACCATTGGTCGTCAAACAGACCCGATACCAAGGTAAACGCAAGTGTGGGTGCGGCGAAGATGAGGGCAGTTCTACGCCGTGCTGCTGACGGTTGACACCATGCAAAGATGGCAATTACGCACAGCAGCACGGAAACAATCATTTTTTGGTACGACCTTTACCACCAGCATCGCCAGTGCCTGTACCGGTCGAAGCGGGTTTACTGCGTCCTACACCACCGGCGTCTTTGGATGGTTTCTTGTCGGCTACTTTAGGTTTCATCGGGGACTTCCAGTATGATAAGAGTTGACATTCTATTCGGAGCGCAATGGTTATGCAATTAATCCCACAATGGCGGGCATGGTATAAGCGCTGGTCGACATGGTTACTCGCTGCACTCGGCGGGTTGAGCGTGTCCGACATCCTCGGTTTTATGCCTCAGATCCAAGAGTACATCGACCCTCAGACGTACAAGCTCGTGATGCTCGGCCTGTCTGTGTCGACGTTCGTCGCGCTTCAGGTTCATCAGAACTCTGTATCGGGACCGAAGCCATGACCAACCTCGCGGCGTTCCTCGACACCCTGGCATACAGTGAAGGGACCGATAAACCGGGTCAACCGACAAAGGATCGCGGGTATGACGTGTTGGTCGGTGGTGGGTTGTTCACCGGTTACGCCGATCACCCGCGCAAGCTGATCGATCTGCCACGCCTCGGGATCAAGTCCACGGCGGCGGGTCGCTATCAGATCCTGGCGCGATATTTCGACGTGTACAAGGCGCAACTCAAACTCCCGGACTTCTCACCGCGTAGTCAAGACTTGATCGCGATTCAACTGATTCGTGAATGCAAAGCGCTTGACGATATCGATGCGGGTCGTATCGCTGATGCGCTGGGTAAGTGTAAGTCGCGCTGGGCATCGCTCCCAGGTGCTAATTACGGGCAGCACGAGCACAAGATCGACACACTGATCGCAGTGTTCAAACGTCGCGGGGGTATCGTTGCATGAGCATCACAGCGATCATCATGGCGGTTATCGGCATCGTGGGTGCCATCATCGGGGCGTTCGTGGGTCACCGCGCCGGTAAGTCCAGCGGCATCACACAGGGTGTTGAACAGGCGTCACAAACCCAACAAGTCGAACAGGCTAAAGCGACGGTGCAGGCCGTCAAGGAACGTGTACATGTCGAAGTCACAGTGGCTGCTGATTCTGATGCTGAGCTTGACGCAAGGCTGTCAAAGCACAATCGTCCCGATTGACACGGCGTGTAGCTGGGTGAAGCCGATCACAACGTCGGCGGGGGACCGGAAAGTTATGAGCCGCCAGCTCAAGGAACAAGTGGCGGCTCATAACGATATGGTGGACTTGAAATGCCCTCAGTAGTTCATGTATTCCCTGCTTCCAGAACCAAGCAATAGTATACTGGTCGCAGCACCTGCGACCTTATTGCATCCCATTCTGTTAGATGACGCATAACCTCTTTCATAATTCCACTCGGCTATCCCGTAGCGCATTTTAGAGGGTGCTGCGTAGTATCCAATCACATTGCTTTCAATATAGTTGCTGGTGCAGTACGTGCCATATAACACAATACCAGCCGTAAAAACTTCCCCTAAATTGCAAGGATTAGTAATTAAGTTGTTGTGTATATGATTTTGGGCGGCATTCCCCGCAATGGCAATACCTGACTTTCCGCAGCCATCAATCATGTTGTTATAGACTTTATTTAGATTTGCATAAGACCTTACAGGCGCTACATTTGGCGGATACACGGTTTCGCCGGATATAGAAATCCCAAAGTCTACAGACCTTCCCAGATCCCAGGCGGCGTCGTTATCATGAATTCTGATATTACCGCCGTTGGTGATTTGGTAGGCTTCGGCCTTTGTGTTGTAGGCCTTGTTACCTGAGCAATCGCCACCGCTGGTCTCGTAATAGCTGATCCCAAAGGCCGGAGCTTTTTCAACATAGCCAAACTGAACGTCGTTATTAGAGCCTTTATGGATCTGGATACAGTGGTCAACCCCAGGCGACGATAATTTATGATACCTTGTCTTTGTCCTCACCCCATTTTCGTGATGTATACAGCGAACTTTTGCTGATGACATTTCGATGTAGTCGAAAATACAGTCCGTGCAATCTTGCGAATACACACCGAAACTTTGCCCAGAGTTGGTGAATACAATATTCGAGAAGCGGCTACCTGTAGAGTTTTGAACTTGCAGCCCGACCAGCGAAGTGCACATCGGATCGATGTCTATCGCCAGATTGCTCAATTCCACGTTATCGGCATTGGGGCTGTTGAGAAAAGCCCCGCTGACCGCTCCTGTTGCCTTGAGTACAGTTCCGCGCCCCTCACCCCTCACTCGATGCCCAGGCCTGAACGTCAACGGCTGATCCACATATACCCCCGCAGGGATCAAGACGTTCAGGGACGCGTCAAGCGCTGCCTGCAAGCATGGATAGTCTGAAGCATTGATCATCAGTTCACGTCCCGGCAGGGTAAGGAGGTTGCGCGGGAAGCGGTTGAACTGCACCCCCAACTATTTCACGCAATGTTTTCCGGTACTTAATCCACGCTGGCGGGACAGGGATGGCGCTCTCAGCACAACGAAGAACGGTTACGTCTGAGCCGTCAAGAGCCACCCTCGCCTGTGACTTTAGGTCGCCCATGGCGGGTTTACTTGGGTCGTGGGATTCGTACACCGCAAGCACGCTATCGACTACCGTTTGAGGGGTATCCTCGAAAAACTCAATAGTTCCGTCTGGCGACCACGTGAAGTGCTGACCAATTAAATCGCTATGGGCTGCGAGTTCGTCGGAAAATGATGGACCGATTGCTTTCTGAGTCATTTCAATCACCCGAATATATGAACAGAGTTTTGGGTATTATTGACGTTGAGTGTTCCGCCGTTCGGACCTAAACCGGTGAAAAGCGTGGAGTAGTGATACCCCTCCGAAAGACCCCCTAGTGCACCATGACCCGAAATCGGCATGTTCCACGTAGGCTGAACGACGCAAGCTAAACCTGGCCCGTATGCCGTCGTACCGTCCATGTAAAGCTGATGGCTCAGGCTTGTGATTGATGGAGTCCCGCTGGTCTGGGTGAAGTTCCCTGAGACCTGCGCAATTGGAATATCGTCGGCCCATGTCAAAAACTGGGCTCGGAGTGTGGACGACGTTTCAGCAAGTGTAGTGCTTGAAAAACTGAATGGTCCGGCTTGAGCCGCATCAGAAACGATCTTTCTCCGGTTGAACCAGTTCAGGCACGTGCGAATGGCCGCAGAGTCAACGAACTGCGTGGAAGCGTTCGTGCGGACCATGCCCACAAGTGTCTGTGTAGCGTCGCCGCTTTTCACTACTACGCCGTTTGTACCGGTGACATAAGCTGTTGTCGACAGGTTCAGAACAGGTGCGGCAGTTGTGCCGGATAGGTAAACATAATATACCGTCGAAGCGGCCAACCCACTTATCGTGTATGTCACGCCTGCTGTGGGTAGCTGTAGTACTGCGGCGTTAACGACGACATTACGCCCATTATACGGACTCAGCGTCAGCGTCGTTGTACTGGCCACCGAAAGGCGGCACTGACCGTGACCCATCAGATTCATCAGTGCTGTAAAATATTGCGATGACCCTACTGCATCGACGTTACCGTTGGGGGTGACTGACGCGGCATTCAACAGTGACGCAAAAAAACCATCCCAGTCGTTCGCCCAATCCTGTTCAATGTATGAACCGTCGAGTGCGCCGGGGGCGGAGCGGTTTTTAAACGCGCCCTGGGGATGTGCTGAGTTACCGGTTGTCCAGCGGCCCGGATACCGCGTGTCACGTTGTAAAGCCATGGGGTCAAACTCCTACATAACCGTGGAATTGTGCGTCGAGGTCACCGAATTCAGCGTCGAGGTCACCGAATTCCGAAGGTATATAACTGTCAAGGAATCCATTGAAACGAACACCCTGCGGTTTTGGTATTAATTTTGCATTCAGCAACGCCCAGCGTTCGAGATCCGTAAGGTTACCACTGAACTCGATACCGAACGACATATCCTCGCCATCGATGACCCTGATGACATTTGCGCCGGGGATGAGAAACGTCACGCCGTCGAGGATCGATTCGATTGTTGCGTCGCTGTTGTTCTTGATGATTTTTGCACGAATGACCAGTCGAAAGAACTCATCCGACATTGACGCATCTTGACCAATCGTCGTCGCGCTAAACATGGCATTTGTATCGCCGAACGAATCGCCGTCGGTCAATGCAAACAACCCCGGCGACAAAGGTGTCGTAGCCAGGAAGTTACGATTCGCTACGACGATTCGCCCGATCACATCAAGCTGCGCACCGACGTTGTTGTCGATGTCATACGACCCTCGAACAGCCTCGGCAGCCGCCTCGATCTCACCGCCAAGCGTCCGGCAGATCGCATACCACTCGACAGCCTTGGGCTTGGTGCGGTACTGCGCATAGATCCGATCCGGAATGTTCATCAGACGACCACCGTGGTGATATTAGCCGCTGTCCAGCGTGACAACTGGTTGTAAGCTATCGCGACGTTAGACGTACCACCGTTGACGATCATCGATTGCACGTAGCTGTTACCGTATTGCCCAATCACTTGGTTGATCGGAACGTAAAGTGTGCTGTACGGAACAGTCTCACCGATGTCGAACCCTGTCTGTTTAAATCCGTCGGCAGCAGGGACCAGCGTACCACTGGTGAATTCCAGAAACGCAGCATCGATCAAGTCGGCGATGTTAGGGGGTAGCGTGCCGTCGTTCTTCAGGGTGACAGTGATCACCATGTCCACATAGATCGGGCGGCTGTACTTGATCACTTTGGTGTTCGTCGGGTACTTCAGCGACGTGACGGTGAGTGTCACCGGTGTACCCGGTTGAGCGAGGAATACACCTGGGTTCTTCTTGATGTACATCGCGTAAGCGACGTCATAATCGACACCGCCGTCGACCAGCACGGCAAGCGACTTACGTGGGAGCCCCCACGGGTTGTATACCGGGTCAACCGTTGCAACGTCGGTATCGTTCTCGTAAATCTTTACCCGGCGTACACCCGGTACGGCGTATAACTCACCGTATGCCGAATCGATCTGGTTGTTGCCTGGACGTCCTACAGCCGTCGCACGCTCGATACGTAACGATGAGTCGAGTTGTTCATCCGTACCCGGTGTGGCTACGCTGGGGTTCGTTACACCCGTCCAACCGCCGACCACGTCGCTGATACCGGTGATGGTGCCAATGTCAGCCTGTACCGGTCCGGTAACGATGCATGTGGCCGTCGTCGACGCAGTGCCACCTGTGAGCGTCACGGTCTGGTCAAGCGTCCAGACTGACCCGGTGGTCGCGGACTTGATGCGCTTCCCCGCTGCGACAATCGTTCCGGCTGTTCCGGTGAGCGTTACAGCGACGTTGGAAGGCGTACCGTTGGAACGAGTGGTGCCTGTCAGCGCACAGATGACGTCAAGATCGACCTTTGTGGCCTTACTCGGGTCTTTGGAGTTGTACGCCTGTTGCAGCGTCTCATCCAACACACCGAACACCTCGGCATCATGGGCGAGCTTCAGACCGTCGGGGGTAGACTCGTCGAGATTCCACAGGGGGTCGATGTCGAGGTACAGCTGACGCTCTTCATTGAACCAGTCGTTCTGAATCTTTAAGACGTACCCTTGTGCTGTAACCTCAGCCATTGAAAATTACCTCGTCAACCCCGTAGGTGGTGAGAATGCCCGCTGTCACCGTGTACGTGCGGGAGTTGATATCGAAATCGGTGTCAAAACTGGTAAGGTGTACAACGCCCGGGGTTGAAGCGATTCGCACACGTAACGCAGCTTCGGCGACGTCCAGGCTGGTAAACTTCCCAAGGATCTGTTCGTACCACGGCGTACCGGCAGTAATGTCTCGGAAATATTCACCGAGGAACAGCGCCAAGCGAGTCTTGACAGTCTGCGCAATTTCCTCACGCCCACCGATGAATTGTTGCTCACCGCTGGTAACGATGTCACCCGTGACGGGGTCGAGACGTCGGACTGTCATGGTGTTGGGATTCCAGATGTGGCCGTACCAGCAGTAACACCAGTGTGGCGATGTGTCTTGAGCTGAATAGTACCAGCTTTAACATCGTTCGGCGTGGTCACAAGGGATGCCACGTCGATGGTCACACCGTTGATGTTTACGGTGCCGTCGGCGCCGATACGGATGAACCCTGAACCGTTCTCCCACGCCATCGACCCGTCTTGCTTGAGCCACATGAATTGTGTGCCGGTCAGGTTGCTCAGCCGTATACCATTGTTCTGGAACGCTGGGAGCGCGTTGGGCAAGGAACGGAAGCCAGGAAGAAAGAAAGCATCCTGCGGGTCATGGAATCGACCGATTGGATTCTCAGCGATACCGCCCGTTTGAAGCCACCCGTCAATACACCGTTGGCTGAACAGGATGTCGCCCTCATCGCCTGGGTCGAGTTGGTATTCAACGTGATATGCGCCCCCTGGGAAATACACGGGGGTTTCGATGATTGCAGGTGGGTCGAACTTAGCCCCGTTCAGGTCCACACGTACAATACCGATCTGCACTTGGGCGAGTTGGGTAACGGGGTCGAACGCGAGAATATGCCCAGGCGTGGATGTGGCGACACCTTTCATCATTTCACGGAATGCTTCCCGGAGCATCTGCGGCTGTTTTGATCGCGTATGTGCCATGTGTCGACCCCATTAAATATGGACATGATAATACATTGACGACGCTTGACAGTCACGTCATTAAGTGAGACTGTGCAGTCTCCCTGCTGTGTGTTGATGTCGCCCGGTTCGCCGGGCTTTTTAACGGGTGGGGATTGACGAGTTCGTCAGAGGTGGTAGAGTGTCGGTACACGAACGGGAGGGTTGAGAGATGAGCTGGAGCGATTGCGGTACAGATTCACAAGGGCGACCTATCGGGTACGCACACTCGGCAACATGTGATCAGCCCGGGTGTGGCATCAAAATTGATCGCGGCCTGTCATACGCCTGCGGTGGCATGCATGGTCAAGATGAGGTCAGTTGCGAGAAGTATTTCTGTCCGGATCACCTAACCTATATGGTTGATAGCGACGACCATCTGCACAACATTTGCATGGAATGCGCCGTCCTACTTAAAACAGGCGGCGAATGGATAGATGACGACGAAGAAGGGACCATTGTCCGCGCCGAGGTCAAACCATGAAACGCACCTACGCAACCCGGCTTTACACGTTTCGGGAACTGATGAACCGTCTCGACAGTGACTATTGGTGCGTGCACCACCACGGTGGGGACAACTACACGTTTATACCGGTGAATCAGTCTGGGAGTAATTAAGCGATGGATACCGAAATGATTAAGTGTGCATTGGTCTTTCTTGACCCAAGGATCATTCGTCGATTACTGGGACGGTCTGGAAATGGGCAGAAAGCCCGGGCGCTCGTGATGCATGACCGAGCATTAACCGGATGGCCTCGCTGTTGATCACTGTGCGAATTGTTGCCCGCGCATTAACGATGTATTCACACGGGCAACAGCCTCACCCCGCGTAATCTGATCATCCCGGTTCGTATCCAATCCCGAGTTCTGTGCGTATTCACGTGCGTACGTACCCACCTTTGTCCACATCACGTATGAATCCGGACGACCCATCGCCACCGGCCACAGTACAGCCATGTAGCAGTCACCCAGGTTCGTGATCCGGCTCGCATACTGCGCGAAATACTTCTCGACATAATCAAGTTGTTGCACAGCGGTCATGCGGCGCAATGCCGTCGTTGTCGTGCCAAGTCCACGCGCTGTGGTCTCAAGGAACTGGATTAGACCTGTCGCCGAGCTGCCTGGGTTACTCGCCGTCGGGTCGAACGTGTTACCCGTTTCGAACGCCATCACCGCCATCAGCCAATCAGGATTGATGTTCAGGTTAGAACCCATCTTACGGACGCGGACGCGGAACGGTTGATCTACTCGGGCGCCCCACGCCAATACACCAGTTGTGGTTGGTGCAGCAGTAGTGGCGGGGGTTGTAGTTGTTGCGGGTGGTGTCGCAACACTTTCACGGATGCCGTCGATCTCGGTCGCCCACAGATTGTCGTGACTGTCGCCACGCTGGCGTAGGGCAAAAATATTGTAATCGCCGTTCGCCGTCGCATCCCCGCCCAGCTCAGTAAAATACAAATTGCCGGTGTTGTACGTCGTAAATTCGCTCTGAATAGTGATTTTCCCATTGACCCGGAAGTAAGGGTTCATCTTTACGCTGACGAACACACCCAACCCATCAGGCCCACGAGTCACCTCGGGGATACCCTGCATACCGGTAAACTGGTTGATCAGCGTCGGTGCGACCTTACGTGACATGGTGCGACGGGTAATGATCAGCCGCCCACGTTCCTGCACCCACTCGAATCCAAAGGCATATGCCAGCTCGAACAGGATCGTCGGGATGTCACCGTTTGTGGTGTAACCGCTGGTGAACAACGGCGAATCGGCAAACTGTGTCTCGTCGATATCCAATTGCACCGGCCAGGATCGCGCAAGGTCGCGCAGGACATCGACGATGTGAGTACCCTTGCCGTATGACCCCTGTGCTGACCCGCGATCTTTGACAGGGTCGCCCGACTTGCATATGAGCCGCGTGATGATCTCTGCTGACCCAGGGTCACGCTCACGCATCACGTTGGTGATGTACCCGGTGAAAATGGTGTCGTTTGCGTCCTCGAAACCAGCACGGAACACAACCGACGAACCCTGTTGAATCGCTGTCGTTTTCAGCAGGTTATAAATCCGAATATCGGCGAGCGACAGCGCATCGCCCGGACTGATCTGGATATCAAATGCCACACGGAAGGTGCGCAGGCCGATTTGAGGTTCGATGAACGGTTCACCATTGATGTCCATCGACCAGACGCGACTGTTACTCATGATGTGACCCACACAAGATGGTTGGCGATGCCGAGGTTATCAATGGTCGGTGGATCGCCAACGAATACCAATAAACCGATACCGGCGCGGTAAGGTGCGATCACATCGCTTCCAGGCTCAAGCATGGCACCGCACACCAACGGCGACCCATCGCGAAACAGGTTCATCGACCACGCCGGTGAGTCAAGGTACGAGATGAAATCGATTTCGAAGTTGATCAGGTTCGTACCGAGTTGAATCGAGAATCGTTGGTGTGCATTCGCTACACCTGCCGACAGTGGAATCTCAACCATCAGAATATACTCCCGAGAACCGCATCGACCTGTGAGGAAACAGCGGCCTTTGTATCAGCCACAAGTTTCTGACCGCGATTGATTGCCCGGGTAATCGCCGATTTGGCTTTGTCACCGTCACGAAGTTGCGCGGGTGACGGTGGGCCGACCATTGAGATTCGCTCAAGGGTTATCAGTTCTTGGAGATCGGCGATGAATATCAACCCGTTTTCGTTGCTGGGATCTTTGGTTCGCGACAGCCGGGTGATCACCATGTTGCGCAAGATGATATCGCCCGCATCGATGTCGAACGGATCACCGCCCTGCATCAACGTGATAAGAAACTGTAATGTGGTACTAGCCCGGGTCTCGTCGCTACCCGCCAGGAACCCAGCCGATAGACCAGCGATGCTCGACACGAGGGGATTATTCGTCAGGTTCGACAGTGCGCCACCGAGGAAATCGGTCAACTGTACCGAGAGTGGGTTGTTACTGACTGCACCCACCAGCGACCATTTAAACGGTTGCAGGATACGGTGGTCAGATACGCGCACGCCCGACTCAATCGCATACGTGGTCACTTCAACCGTGGCTTCGAAAGTGTCTTCTAGAACCGCGTCAAACGAGTAACCCGCGATGGTCGGGGCTTGCTTTGTGAAAAGGTTAACGATACCCACGGGTTACCTCGCCGTCGATGAGCGGACATCGTCGATTGTACTGTAGTTGGCTCGCTCTGTAACTTCTGTGATTTTGGCGTCAATCGCCTGACCGTCGAGCATCACGCTTAAATTCACATTGTTTGCGACATTGACTTTCGCGGACTGGATGGCTCTCACCAGTGTGTCGTTGGCTTCTTCAGATGCCGGACTGACATCCTTGTAAGGCGTCGACATCGTCTCAGGCGTGTACTGGGACGGGTTCGTCAGTGACCCAGGCGATGTACCGGATTCAGATGGTGACTGACCCCCAGTCGACCCAGGTTGTGGATTACCCGACGGCGATTGACCTTTTTCGGTATTGAACAACCAATCGGAGAAGTCGACGAGTTTGCCGAGTCCCATGTTACGAGCACCCTGGTCGATAGCCGACTCAGCACTCTTCAAACCCGGGAAATGGTTTTCCAGTGTGTCGAATACGATGTCCGTTCCGAGTGTTGCGCCGCCCACGATCTGACCAGCTACACCGGCTTTCGATGCCACGCCACCAATACCCGACAGTCCGAACTTGGTCAAGATAGCCCCGAACACGGAACTTGTCGCACCCAGGCCGAGTGCAGCCGTCGACCCCGGATGCTCGGCAACCGTATCAATTACCTTTGAAATATCCTCACGATGTTCCTCGACGAATTTATTCGCCCAGGTTGACAAACCGATCAACCCGGGGAGGGTATTGGCGGTCAGTTCGTTGGTGATACCCTCCAGTCGCAACCCCAGCTCCGCAAATTGCAACTTGAGTTCACGCGATCCTTTGGTGAGGTCTTCGATACCACCGGTTAAATCTTGGGCGCGTTGCAGCAGTCCCTCAAATTCGTTACTCCCACCACTCATCAGTTTCATGGTCGCATCAGACAAACCGAGCGACTGTTGAACGACTTGCTTTTGTGGGTTGGTCAGTTTCGGAATTTGTTCAGCCAGCTTCGACATGAACTCCGAAGCACTCTGTGATTTGGCCAAGTCGTCGAGTTGTACACCGGCGAAAGGAAGTTCACCGATAGCGCCAAGTTCGCCTTTGAGTTTGAAGTTCGCAAGGGTTTCCTCGATGCTTTTTACTTCGGTCAACGCATCGGCTGCATCGCCGCCCATCAGTTTCATCGCGCCGCCGAGGTTCGACACGAACTGTTTATTCGTGTTCAGGTTCTGCGTGGCCAGGGCGAGGCTGTCGACACGATTGGCGGTGTTAATAGCAGCGGTCGCCACGCCGCCGAAAACCCCCAGGATCGCAGCAGAGATACCTAGCGTCGTGGCCTTGACACCGTTGAGGCTCGACTCGATGTGTTTGGTGCCGCGATCAAAGTCGTCTGTACTCCAACCGATGCCAACGAGGAACGAAGTGAGAACGTTTGCCATTTGTGTCAACCTTCCAATTGTGCCACACGGGCGGCATGCATCTCACTGATCGCGACGTTAAACCGTTCGACGTCGGCGATGGAATAAGTCCCGTCATTGAGTTGCGCCCATGTACAGAGCGGTGGACAGACCCCATCAATCCCTGTACATGGGCGCATCAGAAACCAGTTTATTGCGCTGGTTTTTCTTCCTGAGCTTGTGGTTGTGTTACGCCGACGGGTAGGGCGCTTCGCAACCATGAGGAAAAATCCCCGAGATTCCACATCAGCAGTTTCGCCAACAACTGGTTGTACTCGACCATGCGACCGGAGAAATCATCAATGGTTACGGGGATCTCCGTACCATTGATGAGTACCTTGTGCATGATGATCGACGCAACCTTGACTTTGGTTGCGTACGGCATACCCATCATCATCGGACCCACAACGCTATCGTCGAGCACTTGCCCAGCACTTGCCGCTGCCAACGACCGATCCAGCAGTGTGGCAGTCAGCATGCTTAACAGTTCATCCTGTTTAACTGCTGACGCCATTACCGCGTTATATGTCTTTTCACCCACGGTGAACGCTTGAACCTGACTCATTGATTAACCCCGGGTGCCGTCCCATGTGTTGAATTCAATGGAGAACTGATCGTCGCTGATAGTAGTACCGGCGCGACCACGCTCGCCATCGTTCACCATTACGCCTTCGGTGCCCAGCGCTGTTTCCAGCGTACCGATCTGGGTGAAGGTCAACGTGATGTTGGCGTTCGACACGAACAGACCTTGCAGGTACGCCGCATCGGGTGACCCAGGGTTGAGGAACAAGTCTACCTTGCGCCCCGGGTTGATCCGGTTGAGGCGTACGGCGTTACCGCCCTGGCCGCGCCGCAGCGAAGCTTTCGGATCGATGGGGGCGTCCTTGTAAGGGGTGGCAGTCTCGCCCCAGTCTTGGATGCGACGACCGTTAACCGTGACGACGCTGAGGTCAGTGCTAAAATTCTTCAAGCTCATGAGCAGCTACCCTTAGTAAATGTCGAGGTTAACGATGGCGGAATGAATCGCACCGGCGCGGAACAAGCGGCAACGCAGTGCAGCAGATTTGCGAGCGCTACGGTCGGCACTGGAGATGGTCAAAATGTCTTCAGGCTTGGTCAGGATCTCGAAACCGATGGTGTAGTAATCGAGACCGTCGTCCGGGTTGGTGTAGGTGCGCGGACCCAGGTAACCGTTCGATACGTAACGTTTCAGGATGCGACGTGCACCGCTGATCAATTGAGCCTGACCGGGTGGCGTCTGCGGCAACTTGCCGATGGCGTTGTACATGACGTTGTACAGTTCAACCGTCAGCGCGTTGATACAGGCGTCAAGGTTTACGACGTCATCAATGAACTCGCCGTACGTGCTGTGACTGTAGGTGTTGATCCACCGACCGTTATCCACCGACCCTTGGTTATCCACGACAGTATAGAACACGGCCTTGTTGGTCGCGAGTTTCATGTTCGCGTACGAGGTGGCGTCCAAGTCTTCAGCCGCAACACCTGGGGACTTCTTACCCTCACCGGTGATGGTGGTGTTATCGCCGGAGTAGTTGACAGCTGCGAAGTGTTTCGCCAACGCCACACCAGAGTAAGCGTCGGTGGCGTGAGCAGGGGTGAACGCGTGACGGTAACCCGAAGTGGTCAGCACGTTGGCGATGTTCAGCGCAGTGTTTGCACGAATCGCTGTTGCGGCTGTGCCGGTCTGCGAGTTGATATACATGCTACCAACCGAATCACACCATGCAGCTATCAATGGTGGGTTGGTCAGGATTGCCTGAATCGGCGCGGTGAAGATCGTCCAGTACCACCAGACTTTATTGCGAGCCTTGCCCAGCGTCGCGACCACGTTGGCGTCAGCCGGAGCAGAACCCCAAACCATGATCTGGTTGGTAGCAGGCGTACCACCGAGCCATTTCGAAGCAGCCTTGTACGTCTCGGTGGTCGACGCGAAGTCGAGCATTAGCGACGGCAGGTCGAAGTAGGTGCGATAGGTATCGACGGTAAAACCGACTGGTAATTCACCGTTCGGAGCAAACAGCATCGCGCTCGCGAAGTTGGCATTACCAAGACCTGTCGGGCTGATATTTGCGTTGATCTGGATAATTTGCGAGGCGGGATAGCTCATTTGCTAGCTCCAAAGGGTTTGCAATTCCCCGCGAGTCTATCACGGAATATTGACGGTGACCAAAACCTGTGCGTTCTCATTCTGCGCGATCACCTGTGTACTCAGAATGTTGTTGATATCGCACACATCCGAAACTTCGTACATGACACGAACCGTGACCTGTGCACGTTGCTCCCAGTTCGACGACTGGAGCGCTGTCAGGTTGTTCACAGCGCTTGCGTCGAGCCATCCCACACCGGCCAGGAACAGCGACGATGAGACATCGGGGCGCTTGTTGCATTGCTTCAGGCGTTCCGCCCGGGCCATCGCATCACCCCGGTAGAAGTTGATACTGCACGACGCGATGATCTGCGACCGCACGTCTGTGGTCACGAGGTCACCAACCTTATCGGTTGTGGTCACATTGGCTTGACCGCGCTCTGATACGCTCTGACGTGGTCGAATCGATGCGTACTCGCCAGTGGGGGACTTGGCGTTCTGATCCGCAAGGATGCACTCAGGCACACCCGTGACGGTCATGACGATAGGTCGCAGGATGGCGAATAATTGTTCGTTGGTCACTGGTCGTCGATCCTCGATACAATGCACTTGCAGTAGTCGCGCCAGTAACGATTGTCGCACCGGTGCGCCTTCCATGTTTGACCGAGGAACGTCCACGTACCAGTTTGGTCGATCAACTGCATGTTGCCGTCGTTGATGTAGATCCGGCGCGGGTCGACGATACGTTCACCACCCTGTTGCAGAAAATCGAGTTCACGCTCGCTGACCGGCTGAATGTTCACGGTGTAGGCGAGCGTAGTGGTTGAGCCAGGGGTGAATATGCCGTCGACGTAGCCGCCGCCTGTCATCGCTGTGCGAGTAGCTGGAACCGACACGAATACCGCGTCGATGTGGCCCGTCATTGCCAAACTCATCCCAGGCCCTCCGTAGGTACGTCATCGGTAGTGGTGGATGTGACAGAGGCCCTTAAGTGGCCCTTGTCGATCAACGGGTTGTCCGAACCTTTCATCATGATCGTGTATGCAGCGTTCGGTGGTGTTTTCAAGTCTGTCATGAACTGCTGGGTCGCACCAGCCGCCAGCACCCCAACACCCTCGATAACCTGATCCATTCCTGCACCACCGCCGACCTGTTCCACGATGTACTTGATGTAATCCTGTCGCCCCGATGCCACGCCTGTGTCGAGCCAGGGGCGCGGTGGAATCTTTGGCGGTCCGTCCGTACCGAAATGCAACGTGGCGCCGAGTTCAGCCATTGTCATTTCAGGAGCGTTCTCGACAGCCGCCGCGTCCTCGTGAATCCCGACGAGCGCGTGCTTGCCTCCCCGGAACTTTTTCACTTCCGTATTCAGCTTGTCGAGTGCCCGTTGGAAATCAACGGTTTTCAGTGAGATGGCCATGAGTCGAATAATACCACAACGGTTGTCTTGATAATCCTTACCCCGGTAATTCGATACGGGGTATTTATTCGGGGTATCGCTGAGAGCCACGGAATAGACACCTCTTTTTATTCTATACCCCGATACCCCGAATAAATAATATTAGTATAGAACAGTAATGTATGTAATACAGTAACAGTATAAGCCAGCGGCGTGAGAGTGAGATCGATGCGGGGTATTCGGGTAACCCCTCTGAAACCCGCGAGATAGAGCCCTAGAATCGTACCCCGGATAGTTTGCGAGTTCCGGGGTACGGGGTATGGTTTCAGCACTGGTAAGCGTTAAAAAGACATTCCGTGACTATTTATACGTTCTTGGTCACGCATCGACTACCGCGTCACCTTCATTTACGTGACCAGAAAATTACACTGGACATTTTATGACTATTTATACGTTTCTGGTCATCTTTACCCCGACGAACGGCTTTGACGAGTCCGTCAGTTGAGCCATACTTAGGGTGTGACAAGGTGACACAGAGGCACGGACGCTACCCAAACTAACGAATTGAGGTAGTCGAAATGAACACATTAGCAGCGGACCTGATCAATATTGCCCGTAAAGCGAAAGGCGTAGAAAGCGCCGCAAACGGGATGTTCACCACCCTCAAGAATGAGGACGTACGAACCCTGGATCACTTCAACGAGAAGGTCAGGGAAGCGTTCCAGGCAAACGGGTGGAGTCAGACGGCGGGTCGTCCCGCAGCGGACTCGAAAGAGAAACCAGCACCTGACGCCGTGAAACTGTACGTCTCGACCTTCCGGGCGGCATACAGGATGAAACTCGATGTGCTGTCGTTTGAGACCGTCGGGGCGATGCGGGCAACCATCCGGGAGATACGTCACGCGGCTTGGCAACGCAAGACTGCTGAACCGCCTGTACCGCCACGCCCCGAGATGGAAGGTGTTGAGCTGAAAGGCCCTCAGACGCTCATAGGCGCGCTGTGGCACGACGCCATGCTACTCGCTGAAAAGATCCCTACGGATAACCAGCTCGAGATGGAACGCGAATTCCGCATGGTGATGCAGCGGTTCCTGCGCTTCGCCCCGCCCGAACTCACATTGGTTCCCCAGGCTGCGTGATGAGTGTTGACGACCTCGTCAGAGTGGCATACGATGGGGTCGTCAACTTACGGATGGGAGCGATACAGCGATGATTAATTTCAAGCCATGCAACAACTGCGGCAACCTCCACACTGTTGCGCCGTTCTTCAAAATCGGTAAATTCTGGTGCAATCATTGCGGTGGTAAGGTGACCAAATCATGATCGCGTTTATCATTTTTACCGTATTCATGACCCGCGACGCCAAGTCGCCGAAAGTCCAAACTCAGCGAGTGACGTCATGAAAAAGCCATTCAGACAGCTACCTTATGGTGAACGGTTCAGAATGCCGGGTCTCCCACATATCACGATGGTGCGCATCGGTCACAATCTCGTCGCTGACTGGCCGGTGACACTCTACAACCCCAGGGGTGAGCCGATTCAGTCAATCTGCTGCTGGTGTCACGATACAGAGAATGGCGATGAGGACGGTACGTCAATGGACACCGGAGTGGAGATAATCGAATGACCTATTACGACGAAGGTTGGAACGCGTTTATCAATGGTCAACCGTTCGAAAGTACGGCGAAATTCGACTGGCGCAGCGGCTGGAAAGACGCCGAACTCGCGACCAAGAAGTATGGCAAGCAACCAATAATTTGAGGGGTGGGTGATGGGTACGATCGAGATGACTCGTGACGAGGTACAACGGTATAAAGATGCCATCTTCAGAGATGAAATTGTTGAGCGAAGCCCTTCACCGTGGGTATCACGAGAAGCGTACTACACTTGTTGCAATATTTTGCGCGAAAGAAACCGTAGTGGTGACCCTGATAAAGTCACTGTGCAGTTTCGCCATGGTGATCGTGAAGGGTATCTGTATACCCTCCACTACACGGTGACACCATGACCAACGCGACGATAACGTTCAAGGGTGCCGGTCGTGCGACCCTGTCAAAGATCGCACGTGACACGCTCCAGGGGCTCGGGTTCGTGTGCGGCGACCTGCGCTACAACGACGCACATCAGAACGAGAGTTTCGTTGTGCAGAACCCACGCAAGACGATCAAGGATGCGCAGCGATGAGTGATTGGGTGAAATGCACCGATGAACTTCCAGATTCACCGGGGACGTACTTACTGACCCTGGGTGACGGGGGCCTTACCGCAGGCTATTTCGACTCGTGGCGCGAATGGTGTCCGACTGGTGTGTACGCGACATATGACGGGTGTGGAACAGTTGCGTTTGATGCGACTCCGACTCATTGGATGGTTGCTCCGGATACCGCGAAATGATGAACATGCGTGACCAATGGAAAATGGCGTTCAGTGCGGCACGGCTGGCGACGTGTGTTGATACGCACGGTGATAAAGGTTTCGTTGCTCGCATCCCATCAAAGGATTTACGAGATGCGGTCGAGTATGCCGCCACGCCTTTCACCGATCCGCTCGCTCGTCACATTCCGGGACGAATCTTTCGGATACAGAGTGACAAACGTGACCGTGTGGCTAATCCTTGGAAACACCAATCGTTTAACTGTCGCTGCGTTGCAACACCAATCGAGGTGAACGATGGAACACATTCGTAAATGCCTGGAATATGCCCGACGCGCCAAGTCAGAAGGCAATCTCGGGCTGCACCGGTTTTACCTGCGCAAGGCTCGGCAGTACGTCGGGTTCTACCGCATTACACCGCAATAGCCCCCATCCCCGCACGACGACGTAGGCGATAGAACTGCTGACCGTACACCGCGAAGGTGAGCCAGTCGTCGCCCACGTCCATCATCTTAGGCACCCGATACGAGATCGACTCATCGCCCACTTGCTTGCTGGCGACGTTGAGGCGTGCCTCAGAGTTAGGATCGGCGGTCACACCGGCTGTGCCGTAGTTCGTCGAGAGCCAGTGCGCCGCGAAGTAGAACATGCCACGTCGCTTGAAGTTATGACACTCGTCCTCATACGCACCCCAGCGTGTCGAACCCGTCTCAGTGTCAGCCTCGCACAGCGCGCAACTGATCAGCGCGTCGGGCCAGTTGGTGACGTTGGTGAACGCCTGGAACTCAGCTCGAAAGCTGGTAATCATTGCCGGTGTGATGTCCATTACGCAGTACCTGTTTGGTTCGCTACAGGATATCACGGGGTTGCGCAAACGATAAACGACAGACATGAAAAACCCCGCTGGTTTAGGGCGGGGTTACACGCATCTTGTACTCGCTAGCGGCGTGTCTGCGCTGTAGGCCTCGGAATTTTTATCGACGCTCCGAGTCGTCTACCCCATCCGATTGCGCGTGTTCCGGGTCTGGTTACCGGGGCGGTCCAACGGGTAACCGCATGTGCGGGCTGCGACGGGTGAACTTCTCCAGACTCACCATTCTTTCGCGGTCTGTGTTACACCGGAGATTTGAGCATCGTCGAGAGGCTTACCGGTTTGGCGCTGGTTGTTACTTATACTTTATCGCGTTCGAAACTTACGACTCGCCGATTTTCAAAAACTACAGCGTCGAACGTTTCGCCATTTTGCAGGGTTCGTTCTTCGATAATTTTCACATCGTCGAAACCTTCACCCGATACAAGTTCAAAAACTTGGACTACGAGTTCCTTACCGTCGGCAGGATGTGCAAAGCATTTGACAGTGGACGTCATGTTGTATCTCCAGGTTACCGATATTTGAATTTAAGACGTTCTGGGATTGGTACACCCGGATAACGCCATACCTTTTTGGGTTGCCGTTGGACCTTGTAGCCGAACATACATGGCATAATTGACACCCCTACGCTACTCGTGTTCTTTGTCGATCTCGGTTTGGATGCGGGCCGCGTCCCACGACTTGTCGACGTTGATGCCTAGCAACATCGCTTCGTCACGCAACGCTTCCAGGGCTTCAGTATCGACCGGTGCGGCTTCCGATTGCAGCACGATCAGTTCGCCGATGTTGATCAGGTTCTTCACGAAGTCACTTTTGGCAAGGTGATCAGGGATCTCCACAGGGGGATTTTCTCCCGGCTTGATATCATAAAATTCAGTGTAACCGTCGGCACCCATTGAACCGTTGACGGTGATCAGTCTGCGTGCATTGTTTCTCAGGAGCATGTGGGGTTACCTGTTGAGTAAGGGAAGTAAAGTCATTGTCGACTGATTTGACGAATTGGTCAATAGCAGATACGATCATGACGTGGATAGGAGGCATCCGATAAGGCGTTTAGTCAACGCTTTCCACAACTCTTTCGACTACCTTCTGACCGAGGATCGCATGACCCACAAAATCCCAAAAGACATACGTGAACGACAGCTCAGAGAACTTGCCGTTACTGACGGTTATGAATTTGTAGGATGGGCGGAAGAATACATCGGCACACGTACTCGGATCATCGTGAGATGCATCGAACACGGTGATTGGATATCAAGTGTCAATGCGTTTGTGGACGCGTCGAAACGTTGTCTACCGTGTAGTGGACGACAATATGTTCAGCAGGGTGTACGAGAACTTCAACTACGAGAACTCGCCAAAGCTGACGGCTATACGTTCGTAGGGTGGGATGGGAAATATCAAAACGCGCACAGTAAAGCAATTATGATGTGCGCGGATCACGGTCAGTGGCCTGTAACCATAAGTCATTTCGTAAGTAATAGGAGCAGATGCCCAGCGTGCGGGAATATCGCGATTGGTGATCGTCAAAGAGTACCTATTAGTATCCGGGAAGAACAGCTGACCAGACTGGCGCAAGTCGACGGGTACTCTTTCGTCGGGTGGGATGGTGTTTATTCGGGGTCCAAAAGTCGGGCAATAATGAAATGTCTAGTACATGGCGAGTGGTCGACAACGGTCACGACATTTATCCATGGCGGTAACCGCTGCGCATCGTGTGCCGCATGCGGGTATCAATCATCAATTGCTGGGACACTTTATGCACTTATATCCGACTGCGGGTCAATGGTTAAGATAGGTATAACCAACAAGCCGTCACAACGTCACGCACAACTCGTTAATTCCACACCTTTTGGATTCTCAACCTACCGCCAGCTCTATTGCGAGGATGGTTCACAACCTCCGATCCTTGAACGCATGTTCCATGATCAATTCCCTAGCACCGGACTGCGTGGTTTCGACGGTGCTACCGAATGGCGCAAAATGCATCCTGACATCATTACATGGCTTGACCTTCTAGGTGCTCAATAAAAACCCCGCCGAAGCGGGGTCTGTCAAACATTACGCGACCTTACAGGCTGTCACGGTATGCCGCACTGAATGGGTACCGCACTTCACAACCACTCAGCTTATACTCGGCTGGAATAAAAACATTCAAACCGCGCATTTGTGGTGCCAATGCTCTCCAGGGAATTGGGTTGACCATCCCCAGGTTCTCGTCATTCAGCTCGTAGGCCATCATCCGATCTTTACCGCCGTTCGATACACCGGCAGCAGTCAGTTGTGCAGCGGTCAGTTGCAGACGCGGTACAACGCGCAGATCGCCACCTGTCAACTGGGTGTACAGGTTATTCAGTTTGAAGTACGCCAGAACGGTGGTATCCGAACCCACGTCCATCTTCTTACTGGAGATCTGTGCCCAACGAACCGAGTCCAGAACCAGAACGTTCGGAACGTGTACGTTCGCCGAGTTAGTCCATACTTTGACGAGCAGACTGTTCATATCCGCAACAATTTCAGGACCGGTTGCGGTTGCCCAGTTCACAGTGGACGAATCCACCGCGACGTTGGCATTGTTAAACAGGCCGGTCATGTTGCGAGCGGCGTCACCGAAGTAAGCCACACGTTGGGTGTGTTCTTGCGAACCACGGAATGCTGCCTGAGCCTTGGCGCTGTCAAGCGGGATACGCAGCTGCTGAGACTTACGCAGCTCGTCCAGGCTGTAATCGTAGCTGTTGCCAGCGTAACCGATTGGTACGTTGCTGAGAGTGGCAGCGATAGCCACGTTCGGCAGGTCGTCAGCGCTGGAGCCGATGAATTTCCCGATGGTGACCGCGTCGAAACTGGTGTACGACCAAGTGTCGGCCCACTCCGGAATATTCGTATTGATCGGCACCAACTCTTGGAAGTTGATGGCGGTGTATTTCGCTTGGTAAATCTTAGCTTCAAGATTCGCCAGTTGCGAAATGTAGAACGCCAAACCGTCGTCAACAGTCGGCAGACCGTCAATGAAAGTCACTTGGTGACCTTTTGCCAAACCGTTGCGCTCTGCGTATGCATCGGCGACGGCTACGGAAATCTTAGTGCGCTGAGTCATGATCAGCCCCCGATATTCAGAGAAATTTTAGCCAGCGCACCGGCACCCGCCGAACTGGTCCATTTTGCATCGTTTACGAGCACTGCCAGGGTGCCAGCAGCACCGACGATGTTGGTGAACTTGCCTTGGTTGGTACCAGTGCCGTCACCGACGATCAGGTAAACCGGTTGGTCTTTGGTCACTGCGACGAACGCGGTCACCCAGATCTCGCCCGAGGTCACAACGGTCATGTCGTACTTCGCAGCAGCACCGACGACATCGGTGGCGGTGTAGGCGCGGTTCAGCTCACGCTTAACGACGCCGACGAAGTTCGCAGCGGTGGACGCGGCTACAGGTACTTTCGCACCGTCATCGCCGTCGGTCACAACGCCAGCACCGAACGGAATGTTCACGGTGCCTTTGTTCAGTTTCGATACGCTGTTGTTCAGCTGGAAACCGGTGGAGACCATGCCCGCATACGCGACGCCATGGTTAATCGCATTGCCGCCTTGTACGCTCATTGCTGCGCTCCTTTCCAAGCGGTGGCTTGGGATTCTTTGTAGGTGGTGTACGCGTCGGCGACCGGTTCACCGTCAGCAGTGGTTTTACCCGACGCGTCTTTTGCCAGTGCAAGCAACTGACTCAAAACAGTGGCGTTGTCACCGGTAACAGTTGTCGTGACATCCTTTTCTTCCGGGTCGGCTTCGACAGCCATGTCCCAGGATGCCTGGATGTAAGACGGGGACTTCGCAGCCCAGTCGACGGATGGACGCTTGACCATCAGAGCGGCGCGCATCACTTCGGTAGGGTCGACGCTGTCGCAAGTGAATGCGTCACCGGCAATCTTACGGGCGGTGGTGTTGAGCGCACCCAGCACGGCCACACGGGTCTTGATCGCGTCGTCGCTGCCCAGCGCCAGAGCGGCGGTCAGTTTCTCGGCGGTGCCATCGGCGGTCGCTTGAGCTTTCTCGGCGGCAGCTTCAGCAGTGGTTGCACGCAAAGTCAGTCGGTCGAACGCGTCGGCGACTACCTGGGCGTTTGCAGGATCAGCAACATCAACGCTGCGCCCGCTATCAGTGGTAATGAGTACAGGCATTGTGTTGCCTCCAGTGGGGATATGATCGAACACTTTCGCATTAGCACCCGCCCGGGCACGATCTACCAGGGCAACGTGATTAATTTTGATGTCGCTTTGAACGTAATCGTACGGTTCGCCGTCGTTGGTCATGCCCGGCGCTTCGGTGTAAACAGCGGTGTAACCGACGCTGAGTTCACACTTGCCGGAGTTGATCGCGTTGATGGCCGCTTTGTCTTTGACGATCAGGTCGCATTGAACGAAATCGCCATCGCGTCGACCTGCACCGCGCACCACACCAGCGGAAACCTTTTTAAAGTTCTCACTGTTGACGAGGCCGTCAGGGTGGTTTACAGTGACGTCAACGCCATCAAACGAGGCGAGCGATTCATCTTTAAACACTTCTTCAGCGGGACGGTACACGCGGATGATGCGATTCGGATCGCCCGGTAATTGTAGCTCACGAGCGAGATATTCCTGAATGCCGGTACGTGCGACGTTACCCGGAACGCGTAGAAACCCCTCGTCGGTATATTCACGACGAGTGACGCGATAGCTTGATCTGTCACAAACGATGATCGGCATTAACTGATCCACATGACCCAATGCGGGCAATCATAACCGTTAACAATGAATGAGGCAAATAACATGGCGCCAGTCGACGCAAGTCATCATGACCCAAAAACGGGACACCTTTATAAGATGATCGGTTACAGCGTCATGGTATGGGACGACGCCACGCATAAGTGGTGCAAATCAACGGTATACCAGTCGTTAGCGGACCTTACCGAGATTGTTTACGCGAACGTAGGCTCGTCGTCAGTCGCACCCGCAACACCACGCATCGCCGCCCACGAGTTCCTAGAACGTGGCGTCAGTCACATGCGTGACCGTGCGGTGCAACGTGACAGCGAAGCGGGTGAGCGGTCGATGGCTCGCGCTGTGGCGGCGTTCAATGCCCAGGAGGGTACGAACTTGACCGAGGCGCAGGGCTGGCGATTCATGATTCAGCTCAAGTACGCCCGGGCGGTGAACGGTGTGTTCGTGGCGGATGACTATGAAGACATGGCTGCGTATGCGGGACTGGCGGGGGAGGCTGCGCAATGACTCGTCAGGTCACAGAACAGGACTTTCGCAAACCCGAATTTAAAGGTGCCGACCCGGATGACTATGAATTTCGGGGCGATGGGGCGATTGTCCGTAAAGATCGGTGGGAACGCGGAATGTTTGAGATTGCACGCGCTATCGGTATTAACTGTCGGGACGGATTTGAAATTCCCGATATCGTTCACGCCGTCGAGGTGATCGTGGGTCAAATCGAGCCACAAGGTGAAGCACCCGACGAGGATTAACCCCGACCCTCCTGAAACTGCTTAACCTTAAAGTCCGGGACGGCTACCGCAACACAGCGGCACTGGTAGTCCGATCCCGGCTGAATTGGTTCACCCTTGTCGCTCAGCGGCAAATCGTCCCAGGCGTAAACCCCTTTCCCGTAATCGGTCACCTTGTCCGCGATCTCACGGTGGCGATGTCGCACGCGCTGATCGTGACTGTCGACCCACCTAAAATACGAAAACCCCGCAGCGGTCTGCTTACGCTTGTTCAACTCACCCTGAACCTTCGCCGTCTGATCGCGTGCAATCATTTTCGCCCGACGCGCCGTAACGCCGAACTGTTGTTTCAACGCAGCCTCGATGTACGACGGTCGCATACCGGCGCGCATGTTCGCCATGACGATGTTCGACACCTGTTCCAGATACTGCGACGGGATCGAGGTGATGAGCGTGGCGTTCTGGTACGTGGCCGCGTCGAGATAGTTGCGCATCTGTTGCGAGTTGCCGAACACATCGATACCGAACGACCGTCGACCCCGTGCATTCTTCGTCACCTGGGTACGCACAAACTCACCAGCAATTGATTCAGCGGCCTGACGTGCCACGGGTGAGGCCCATTTACCGAGCAGGAACTGTAACGCCCTGGCAATCACGTCGGACCAGCCATCGAGCGTAACGGCGTCAGCGGTGTACTCGGGTGCGTACTGTTTCACGAGTGGAACGATCACCTCGTCGATGTCACGTTTGACCGCTCGGGCGATTCGCTGAAGTGCTGCGTTATATCGAACCATGTGTTGACGAGTCCGTCAGATAGGATTACAGTTGGTCCCACATTAACACAACGGTACGAGGGTTACAGAATGGACATGAGTCAGAAGCCGGAAGGTGCAACGCATTACGTCGCGGGTAGCTGCGCGCCGTGGGAAAAACGTATCGGCGATACATGGTTCGCGTGGGATCCTGAAGACAGTGAATGGTTTGAAGTAAGTGACGCTGGTGATACGAGGTTTGAAACTGAGTCGGGCATGGCACCCCTACCAATTGAACCAGCCGTCACCGCCCCAACACTCGAAACGATGCTGACCGAGTGGCGCGACCTTGAAGCACGTGCCCAGGCGGCACAAGCGGAAGCCGACGCACTGTTTGAACACGCCGGTCAATGCCACGGTGAGATCGTTGTGCGGCTCGCTGAACTCGGTTGGGGTGCGCCACGTATGGTTCCGGGTGAGCCGGTTGTGACGCTAGATGACGACTGGTGGAAGAACGTCGATGTGGGGGATATGCTCACATACCGTGTCGGCGACGGGAATTATCATCGATGTGACAGCTTTACTGACGGGCAATCGTATCGCGTTCATAATGTCGATAGAGGTGGTGATACGAAACTCCCATGGGAAATGTGGGCCGATGGTGATGATGTGTACTACTGGGGCTCACCTGATTACTTCACCCCATCAACACAGCCATAGCCGATTCGTGCGATACACCGTCGTTGGTCAAGGCGGTGTAAGCACTCATAAATGCGTCAGTGCTCAGTGCTGGCGCCTTCGGCTCCTCAACGACCGGCTCGGCAGGCATGTTAGGCTCTTCCAACCCTTCCAGTTCCTCGATGTCCTCGTCGTTGAACTGATACGCCTCTTCAGCCTGGAGACGGCGCTGCACCTGACTCACCTGAATCACACCTGCATCGAGATAAATCATATCGGTATCGGCGCGAGTCTTCGCGGCTGTTGCCATCTGAACGGTGTCGGGCTGATCGAGTGGGTTCCAGACGTAGTTGTAATCCTCCGGCCAGTATCCCAGCGCCGAACGTACCAACACCTGATCGAGTGACCGCATACCAGGGTCGAGCTGTGTCAGTTGTTTGGAGCGAATCGAATTCTTGTAGTTGGTGTTGTCACCTTCACCGGTGGCGTTCAAACCTTTGGCGCTCGTACCGAACAGACGAGTGACCGGAATATCAGCCGCGCCACTGATCCACGTCATCAACGTTTCAAGTACTGGCGCAACCCCGGCGAGGTCCAGGGTCTTACGGTCGTACGTCTCGTCACCGTCGAGCAACGCCAATTGCGTGATCGATTTCATCTGACTGAACAGGGTGTATCGGTCGATGATCGCCGAGTCCTGATCACTCGCCAACTCATCACTCAGACCGTCACGGGTGATCACATCGACGTTCGCTTCTTGCATCAGCTCAGCGATGCCGTCCTTACTCGCGACGATGTCCATGATGTCTTCGAGGCACTTGCGCAGTTCCGAGTCACCCCAACCTTGCGTCTGTGCACGTTGACGACGTGGTAATTTGGCGCCCATGAACCGTGCAAAGTGTGACCAGTGAACCTGTTGCCCGCCACCGTTGATGGTGTAGAACTCCGGTTCGAGGTAATTCGCTGCCAGGACGTTCCACGTGTTAAGCGTCATCGCTTGCATGTCGAAGCGGTCGAACACGATCACACGTTGCAGTGAGCCACGCTTGACGAGGTTCAGGTTCAACGGTTTGGTCAGGTCTTGACCGGTGATCATGAGAATACCGCCACCCCCGTACAGACGTGCCCAGCTCAACGCCTCGTTGCAGTCCATCGGGATATGGAGGCGATCCTCTTCGGCGCGGATCTCGTCAGCACCGTCACACTTGATCGTGCGCCACTCACGGGTCATGTCCTCAGCGGGAATGTCCACGATTTGACGGGCGAGCCAATTATCACTGTAAGCGGCGTCCCAGGATGCCCAGTTATTCAGGATCGAATAGCAGAATTGGTTGTGCGAACGTTTAGCCTTTGCGGTCCCGAGACCGGAGGCGACGTTAACAAGTCCGTCGGTAGTGGCTGGTAAAGTCATGTTGACGAGCCCGTCATAGTGTCATATGCTCCAGTGTAACTTAAACGTGGCACAGAGGGGAAATAGGTATGGGACAGAGCGACGTAGAACTAGTTGAATTAGCGGCAAAGGCTGCCGGTTATACGCTGACTGACGGATCGAGAGGGCATCGTACCTTCCGTTGCAAGGGTGGTACTGAGTGGAATCCCCTCAATGATGACGGCGATTCGCTCCGTTTGGCTGTTAAACTTGGTATACAAATGAGTTTCGAAGGTCGCGGCGACGACGATGCCGTTTGGGCGGATGAGATCATGGAGTACACCGACGGCGACAAAGAAGGCGTGACTCGACGCGTCATCGTTCGTGCGGCAGCGATACGTGTTTCATAACATCGACCCAATCGGCACCTTCGCCAACATCCCCCGGCACGCAGCGATGATGAATGAGTCTGCGATGTTGGGGGATACGACCTCACGCTTTGCCAAATCCTTCTTGCTCTCAACCTTGACCTTCCCGGCGTTGTCGAAATCGCGCATCGGCGTGGACAACTCATCGATCAGCTTTGCCAGTAATTTCGCGTCACACTCACTCGATAGACTGATCATCTGATCGGCGGGGAACTGTCGACCCTTCGTTACGGCGAGATACGTGTTACGGAAACGATCCGCTGCGAGCCACCATGCTTGGGCCTTCAGGTTCGCGAAAAAGTCCTCATTCGGGATTTTGGTGTCACCGTAGTGACGTTTCGGGTCGCTCACCTTACCGCCAGCGTTGAAACGGTAGTGACGGCGCCACCCCAGCGAGTTGAGGTGCGATCCCGTACCAGCGCCTACCCCGATGCAGTCGTAACCCACCTGCGACGCCTGGAGACGTTCAGCGGTCAATTTCACACGGGCTGCCGACTCACGTAGCTCATCCTGACCGCCTTTCCATTCGTCGAGGTCGATGCAGACCATCCCGTCCATGCACGTGGTCGCGTTCTTATCGTCCCCGTCGTCCGCCACGTCGTACCCCACGGTCTTACCACCGGTCCAACTACCCGACAGGGGCTTAACGGTCTTGTGCGCGTCTATAGCGGCTTGGAGCCACGCACGTTTGATCACGACGCTGTCGTCGCTGTCGAACGGGACGCCACGGTACGTATGGACGGCGAGGTCGTAGTCTTCCTCGAACGCTGACTCGATGTCAGCCAGAGCGGAAGGGGATAGGAACGGGTTCTCGTCGTAATTGATTTGGCGGATGAGCGTGCCACGTGGCGGGGAGATAACGAGTCGCTTCCACGCGAAGTCAGTCGCGAACCGGGCGTTGAATGAAAACCACATTTCGGCGCCATCGTTACGCATGACGGTCGGTCGCACAGTGTTGAACGCTGATTCGGTCATCATGTGGGCTTCTTCCCACCACGACACCGTCGCACCCTCAAACGATTTGATCTCATCAGCGTTACGCGCCACACCGTAGAACCGGAACAACGACCCGTTGGTCTTGTGCTCGATGGCGTCGGCGTAAATCTTGAAATTCTTGTCGAGCCCGAAATAACTGACCTTGTCTTTCAGCAGCGTGTAAACCGAGTCGGCGATACGGTTCTGGAACATCCGTAGGCACAGGAATCGTTCGGTGCTGAAGTTCGCCCTGGCAATGGCCATACCGGCAATGTCGTGCGACTTGGAAGACATCCGACCACCGTGTAACACCCTAAACCGTACCGGGTCGCCTTCGGGCGTTTCACGGGTGGTCCAGAAGTCGCGGAGGTTTGGATTAAGAGTTGGACCCATAGAAATCATCAAGCCTTGCGCGGGTAGTTACTTCACCAGAGAGTTCAATTTGCTGAGGTTTGTTATAACCCTGCAAGTCAGCGATTTGTTTCATCGCAGCAACTTGACTATGGGTTTTAATTTTCAGCCCATCTTTACCGGCTGTAAGTTCGCTGATGATTGCAGTTCCGGCACCAGTCATTTGGTCAGGATCTTTAAACGACCATCCGGCCTGTGCAACAACTTCGCCCGACTCTTCGTCAATGAGTGGATTGTTATGTAACGAGATCACGTCGTCGATGTTAGTTCGAGCCATCGCGGTTAAACGTTCTAACATTTCCTCACGGGACATAATTGAACCGGCCAACTTCGCAGCGCTTGTTTCAATTGCAACTTGACGTACCGATTCAAGGAATTTTTTAACGCCAAGATTTCCCAAGATCTGACCGCACGAACGTTCAGCGCTTGCATCACTCTTCGCCTTACCACCAGCACGACGATACGCGGCTCGCTGAGTCATCCCCTCAAGCGTTCCGAGGACCACACCTTGCTGCAAACGAGTCAGGGCGTGGAAGGCCGAGACTTGCTCATCGCTCAGTTCGATGGTGCGGTTGTCGATGGTGATCAGCATTGCGGAAAGCCTTGCGGTTGAGGTCACAGGATTGTCGCCGACGCTGACAACCGGGTCAATCCCAGCAATGCTTTACCCCGTAAAACTGATCCGGGGTATTTATCGGGGTATGCCGTAAGTCCTTATATTTACTACTAATATATATTTTATACCCCGATACCCCGAATAAATAATATTAGTATAGAAGCTGTATAGCTATATGATAATACATATCATTAACATATATATCGTATGGCTGGAGAGTGAGATCGATACGGGGTATTCAGGTAAATCCTCTACAGCCCACGGAATACGTGGCCTCCAGCGTACCCCGGATAGTGTGTGAGTTCCGGGGTACGGGGTACGGAATTGGTTAAAAAGTAACCAGATGTCAACCGAATTAAATTACTGGTCGACAGAGATAAATTATCTCAGCGAAAATAAATTATAAATCGATCAAAATTTGACCAGAAAATGATCATTTTTAAATTACTGAAAATTAACTGACGTCGAGATAATTATAAATCGATCAAAATTTGACCAGATGTCAACCAAAAATGATTAAAAGTCGACAGCGATAATTTACTGAAGATAAAAAAACCCGCCGAAGCGGGTCGATTGTCACTGCGAAGCGGGTCGTAACATCACAGCTATTTTGTCCCATGTCGGCCACCCTGAAGTCACATTGGGGCCTTTGTCGATTCTCCTGGGTATCTGCTTTACCGGTCTGACCCAGTCGAAACGGATGTCTATCCCTCGGGCTTTCATCGCATGTCTTAGGCCGTCACCACCACCCCCAACGAACCCGATAGCTCGTCCAGCGGCGGCCAGACTGTAACCCTCCCGCTGCATCCGTAGCAGTGCGTCACGGAACGGCTCGCCTGTATCGCGCACATAGTTCGCCACGACGTTACAACTACCCCAGGGGTTGTCCTGCGGGTGGGCATTGATGAGTGCGCTGAAGTAACGTCGTTGCATACCTACAATTGCAGCGGCCTGAGTTCTATTGAACCCTTGTTCGTGTATATCGCTGATAAGTTGCCAGAATGGAATACCCCAACGTTCAGTAACTCGTTTACGCGTGACGTTTGACATAGCGTTCCAACTTCCCAGGTTCGATATTCATAATGCGACCCAACTCTTTCCAAGTTGCCCCGGCAGACTTCAGGCGTTTCATACGCGCCAATTGATACGGGGATAACAACCTGGAATCGAATCGGGTCATCGTCTGGTAGCGCTTGCATTGGTTGTAACCGACGGCACCGAGCGCAGTCCTCACCAGATACACTGTGGACTTACAACGAGCCGCCACAAGCCTCCAGGGAAGCCCCGACTCACGTAGTTCAATAGCGCGATCCGTATCAATCCCCACGATGCTAGTCATACCACACCCGCCATCGCCAGGAGCGCATCGATAGTAACAACGTGAGCGGCGTGTAAGTCGGCACGTTTACGATAGTGTTTCTCGCCGGGGCCAGCGTCGTTGGCGTAAGCGGTGAGATTAATAACCGCGTTGGCGTGATATGACCGCAGATCCCACAGGTGTTCAATCAGTTCGGGACTCATCGATTCATCTCCTTGACCTTGTCGAGGCAGGCGCGGGCGTCTGTCAGAACCTGCATGCTAGCTAGATCATGAGGCGCGAAAAGCAGAAGCACTCTTTCGAATGTCGCCAAGAATTCAGCATCAACCGCTACCGGCGCGGGCGGCGAGGCAAATACCGTGCGCGTCTGGTAGTAGGCGCGACACTTATCCAAGTCGAATTCGTCCTTATCGACATCACTCCAGCCAGCGCCGCCGTCGCCTAGATAGCGGACCTGATAGATGGTCTCAGCTTGGCGCTCGACGGCAGGGGCGGCGAGGATCGATTGCAGCTCTTTGCGGGTGGCATATGCAGTGGAACTTTTCAGCTCGACAAGCCAGCGCTCCAGTTGCTCCCGCGAGATTGTTAGGGTGTTGGTCATGGCTTAGGCTCCTTGCGCTCTGTCGAGAGATTCTCAGCGGCTGGCTTGATCTGCTTGTCACATGGCTCATCGCTCCAGCATTTCCACGGTTCGCCACACCCAACGTTTCCGCAGATGGCGCGACCACCGGCTAGGACGCCCCTTACTGAGCATACGTTTATGACTTCAATTTCAACGCTCATTCGCTTGCTCCCGATTTGGTGGGTTTGGTCCGTAGCGCGGCGTCTACCAAAGCCAACTGGCCTAGCGAGAATAGTTTCGGACTTGCGTTAAGCCGAATACTACGCAGGATTTCAAGCAATTCAGAATTACGCTGCTCGGCTGCTGTCAGGCGCTGTTTCAGCTCCTTACGCTCGGCACAACGTTCGCGCAAAGGGATAGTGACGTATGCCTTCAGGTCCGCCAGTTCGGCCAGCTCTTCCCGCAACGCAGCCATCTCGGATTGGTGGGCGTTGCGCGTGTTCTGTGCTCGCTTTTTCCATCCTGCATCCCAGCGCTTGCGGGAGTACGGCGACTTCTCATCGTCGAATGGATTGGCGTCTCGCGCCTTCCCGTCACGGTGCGCGGCGTAACCTTGTTCGAATGCAGTCATGAGGATTTCTCGATATGTCGAATCAATGAATACAGCGCTGCCAGGGCGACCGACGCCACGCACCAATAAACGAGCCACATCATGACCGGCTCCCGTCTTCAACTGGTAGATACGACACTTCAAACGTCAGGTACGAACCGTCCTCGAAATAGTAGGTGTGATAGTTCGCGTTATGCGGGCACTCACGACGGCTGAACGATGCAATAGCTGCCTGATGTGGATCGCTTGACCGGCGAATCGATTGCGCGATGGTAAGGCGAGGGGTGGTCATAGTGTCGCTCCAATGGTTGACGTGATAATTATTATCCATAATGACGGACTCGTCAATACTCAGACAAATAAAAAGCCCCGAAGGGCTTGCATTACCGACTGGTGGTCGAGAATTTAATCCCGATGGCACGTAAGCGGATTACTTGATCCTGGGGTGGTAGGTTGGTATACGTCGTACAACCCTGATTCTGGAGCCCCTCAATCGCTTCCTGTTGCTTCGTCGACTCGATGACAGCGAGCAGACACTCTGACGACTGCATCGCCACGCGCTTACCGTAACGGTCCATCGTCGACGCACACGACTCAGCGTACGCCAATGTGGACGCGGTGAGCGCTGCCACACGTATCGCGTCACACTGCGCCGCCTGGGCAATCCCACAACTGCTCAGCGCTACGGCGAGCATTACGCCCATCACACCCTTACCTGTCTTGCACATTGGTCGATCCTCGTCGTTTACATCCCATTGATAGCCACACGCGTGGCAGTGGTACTGATCGTTCACTCGTCTGGCTTTAGACATGGCTGTTACGCTCGAGCCATTCGGTCAAAGCATCACGAAACATCTCGACCTTCTCCGTGTCGGTGAATTGGATTTCAATCCAGTCGCCTTTAGCGAATGCTTGGATATTTACAAAATCGTGTTATGTATCAATGTCGATTGAATCCTGAGATACAACGTCACAGTGTAGTTCGATTTTCATAATGAATTCCCGTGGCTGATGTTCGCAGTATTGACGAGTCCGTCATTAACGTCAACCGGTATTTTACGATCCTGACGGCTCGACCCGACCAGCGGCAATTGCCCCGGCGCCAGACCCCACGGTATCTCGGTTTTACAGTCGGGACATTGCTTCATATTCAGCGAGCTATACCTGATCAAATCGGTACACCCACACTGCGGGCAGGCTGTGTGTTGGGTCATTGATACGACTCGATATCAGCGTCCGGGTGGACGGTGTAGGGTTCACCACAGCTCTGACACTCGCCAGAACTACCAGATGGATCACACGAGCCCCAGTCGTCCCACTTTTCGCAGTGTGGGCAACGTACCTCAAATGAGGTTGCTCTGATTTCTGTCGATTCTTTAAACATCGCGCCAATCCTTCCTGTTGGGGTTGTAGTTACATTGTCCCGAGCCCTTACGGTGAATTCTCACGGGTGTTCCTCGGGGTCGCAGTTGTACGGTGAAAATTGCCAATGGTCAGTCATTGGAGCACGCCACAACGTGGCCATCTCCACCTCAGTGATACGACCATCTGTTTGGTACGGACCCATCTCAAGCGCACCACATTCGAGACATAGACCGCCCGTAACCTGAACCATGCCGACACCCACATCAACAAATTCAGCATCGGTGACGCTGTTGCACCACCGGCAATTCGGGCCGTTCATCGCGACTGCCTCAGATCAGCAAGTTTCCGGGTGAGGTCCATGCTTGCGCGTTTCACAGCGCCTGACTCGCGAGGCGTACCATCACTCCAGCACCCGAAAGTCCCAGCGTTCTTGGCTTCCCGTCTCGCCGCCCGCAACGCCTTGAGCGCTTTCATCGTGCGAGCCAGTTCGATAAGCGTTTGATCGATTGTATGGTCCTGGATCATGGCGCAGATACTCCCCGCAGTTTATTGGCGATCACATTCAACGTCGTTGCAAACCGCTGCCCTCGTACGTCC